AATTTACAGTATGGATTTGCAAAGAATTACGGTGATGTAAATAGTTTAGTTCGAGAATATCTTGCTAATAAGCGAGATGGTGTTACTGAAGATTTTGGTAATTACACTCAAACTCAACGCGTTTATACTTCGGATTTATTAATTCGTGCTCATAAAGCAATTAATGATTTAATTAAGTTTGTTAAGAATGTCAATAGTCAATTAGCTACTATTGATATTTCTCCTGATACAATTAGTAATTTTGATACTATCAAATCAAAATTCCAATATCTTGTTGAGGATACTGATAAAACTATTGTTCCTCATTTAAGTGCTATTCAAAGTAATATTGATAAAGCATTTAATGCTTTTACAAAAGACTTTGTTCAAAACGAGAGTATTTATGAATTAAATAGTAGAGAAGCTCGTGATAATCATTTGATTGATATTATTACAGCTGTTCTTTCTAATCCAAATCATGCTGAGGAAGTAAATAAACCTAATGGTATGGCTGAAATTCAAGCTGTATCTGACCGGGATAATGCTCTTTGGAATTATACTCTTAAAACTTTGAACCCTAATAATCTCATGGATAAGATTACTCTTAATAATATGAGTATGGGTTCAACAGTTCTTAAAGGTCATTCTGTTAATTTCGATACTTTAATCGCAACAATTTCTACTTTACATGGTAGATTGCTTAAAGGTATTCGTCGTAAGATTAGTCTTAATTCTTTACCGATACCTAAAGGTTTTGCTGATAGAAGTGAAATGTACACTGTAAGTGATAAAGGTGTACCTCGATTAACAAGTAAATATAAAGAATTTTTAGCTAAACGATATGGTGCTGAAAATATCCAATTATTACCGAAAGAAAATGCTCTTTGGGTTAATGATGTTTGGATTAATAATGATGCACTTAATGAACATTTGGATATTAGTGGTGAACGAGTTGAACTTCAAATGAATCAGTTTACTTCTGGTATTCTTGATGTTCTTAAAGCTGGACTTGGATTTAATCTTAATGTCCATACTTTAAGTGTAGCTCGTGCTATATCGTCTGGTGTTACTATCGAACTTTATAATAATAAACCTAATAGATTCACTAATGAGGATGCTTTTATTCATCAACCTGCTATTATTGAAGCAGTTAATCGAATGGAAGTTCAATCATTAAGTCGTGGTAATTTTACAATTCTTGATGCTGTCGAAGCAATTCGTTCTGATTATAGTGTAGAACTTGCTAAGATTTATGCTGATTTAATTGTTAAAAAAGAAATTACTCCGGTTGAATCGCATGATGTTATAATGACTGTCGCAAGTGGTAAAAGTAAAACTAAAACTCTTACTGTTGGACAGCTTAATGAATTGAAAAATAAATTACCGAATATAAGTATTAATGAAATCAGTGGTAAATATGGTTATCAAACTACTGAAGAATTATTAGATAATATCAAAAATCGTAATAATCGTACAGCAGATTGGTTATTACGTCAGATTAGCGTTCTTGGTAATTTTGTTGAATATAATGAAATTGCTACTAATTTGATTGACCTTAACTTTATGCTTAAAAGTGAAAGTAGGGTTGATAGTTTCTTTAAGGCTGACCAAAAAGAACGTAAACTTGCTGAATATTATTATCCAGTAAAAGCTTTAAAAGAACTTGTAAATGATAAGTATAATCAAACACTTCGATTTATTGATGAATATATCGAAGAAAATGCTGGTAATCCTAAAGCAATAGATGCGATTAAAGCTGCTTTTACTCGTGAAAGTTCTGATGCTTTTAGACGGCATTATAAACCAAAAGATGTTAAAGGTAATCCTCTTGCTGCGATTACTTATTCTGATATGAAACTGTTTCGTTCGGAACTTCCGAAACGAAATGATATTATGACACGTCGTGAACTTATTGAGGATTTAGCTGTTGGATATGAAACTCCTAATAAGGTAATTCTTGATAATGGTAAAGACATTATTGAAAGTATATTTGTTGGCTCATTTGAAGGTTATCTTGATGGCAACAAATTTAATGATACTGAAAATCAAAGTGCTTACGGAGTAATTCAAGCTCGTTATCAGTATGCACATTGGTTAATGGCTAATGGTTTCGGTGATGTTTTCATTACTCGAAATCATCACATTGCTAATACGATTTTAGGTCAGATACTTCAACGTAAAAATTCGATTGATGAATCTACTTATAAATATGTTACTGATAGTATTATGAACTATCTCGTAAGTATTAACGGTGGATTAGATAATGGACTTGTTAAAGTTCTTCCTATTTTAACACCTGATAATACTCCAGAAGTTCTTACTACATTAGGTATTCATACAGAAGAACAACTTAAAGAACAAAAACTTATCTTTAAGACTCTTTTGAATACTGTTAAAGATGGTTATACACCTGAAAGTTTTACTCAATATACTAAACTTTCACTTGCTCAACAAATTCAATTTATTCAAAAAGATAGTACATTAAGAGATTATATTGAGAAATCACCTGAATTTAGAGGTGATAACATATTTAAGTATTTAACAGTTCGTAAGAATAATCGTTCTGTACCTTATGATGTTATTAGAATCCAACGTGATGATAATGATGTCAATTCTTGGTCTAATATGACTGATAGTATACTTCGTATGTGGGATAGTAAGATTCCTTATATTGCTCATACGATACGTCAGTTATTAGTTTATACTTATGTTACAGAAGGTTTTAATTATGCTTATAATGTTTCAAAATATATTCCGATTGAACTTATAAGTACTAATCGACCTAATGCAGAATATGATGCTTTATGTCGTGAAGTTCATTATCCTGACCCTTCTGTTAATCTTGGTAATTACGCAGAGAACTTAAGAAATGCTGAAAAAGCTGTATTTGATGGAAATGTAGATATTACACCTGTTATGAGTTTAATATCTCGTATGAAATCAGATATGAATCCAGTATTATTAAGTGATATACAAAAACGTTATCGTTGGGAAGCAAATAAGAATAAAGCTACTATTGGTTATATTCAAAATGCTAACGGCGAAAATGTTGGTACTGGTTCTTATATTGATGAAAATGGTAATACTCAAAATTTCTATATTGAAACTGAAGCTCGATTAATTAATTCTGAATATGCTAATGCAGAATATGTAACTGAAAGGATTACTCGTAGTAAGAATCGTGTATACAAACGATATGCAATTCCTACAAATACAAATAGTCCGTTGAAACAGATTTATGTATTCTTACCTGTTAATCCTTTACTTCGTAATGAAGCATCTTTAATGACTGGTGACATTAGTATTATACCTACTTATCAAGAAGGTATGATGGCACAAGTTCAAAAAGATGGTGAAACTATTGTAACTGATAGATTATCGGTTATTATAGATTCTGATACTATTCATAAATTCATGTTAGCTATTGATGATAATGAATCAATCCAAATGGATGAAAATTCAGATTTCAATGATGCTAATATGATTGAAACAGAAGATGCTATTGATAGCACTGTTGATATTGAAACAGAAGATGTAATTGATACTGATGTTGCTTCTATATCTGATACAGATTTTGAAGTATTAAATTCAATTGAAGTTACTACTCCTACATTCATCAATGTTGAACATACACATTCTTCTGCAAGTGATGTTATTTATAATGAATTAGAATCTTCTGCTTCATCTATTTTTATTACTACACAAGCAACTCATTCTTTCTATAAAGGTTATCATAAATCTGCAATTCAAGTAGATTATAACAAGTCTGCTTATGAAGAAGCTCTTCGTGTAGCTCCTATGTTAAAGAATGGTAATCTTTATATTAACGGTGACGTTCTGATTGATGCTAATAGAGATTTCAATTATTTGGATGATTGGACAAAAACTTTTATTAGTAATCTTTACAGAATTAATCCTATTATGACTTCGATTAGTACTGTCTTAAATGATGGTGTTGGTCGAATAGTTGCAGAAACATATATTGATGTTCCTCGTAGGAATATTAATATTTATGGTGATAATGAAAAATTATATTCTCGTGTTATTCATGCTGATGTTCCTACAAGAGATGGTTTACGAAATTCTCTTGTTGTCGATTCTAATATTGCTATTGAAACTTTGAAAATTATGGATAGAATCCAGAAATTTTTGAATAATAACAATGTTGGAAATCGTGAGGAATTTATGAATATCTTAAAGTCCTTCGATGATGAAAGTTTTGAAGGTGGTATTCAAAATGCTCTTGAAGAACGAGATATTGCTGCAATGAAAGCTACTTATAGTCGTTTGGCTAATTTAAGTAGTTCTGTTTATGATGCTATCAAGCAATTATGGGCTATTACTAAAGATTTGAATTACGAAGAGATTCGTTCAAATTATGGTGCGGCTCTTGATTACAAAGATAGACTTGTAATGATGTTAAAACTTGCTTCTCATTTTAGTCCATATCTTACACTTGAAGAAATCAAAATTCAAGATACAGTTTATGATGCTGAAAGTGAAGAAGGTAAAGAATTATTTACTAAGGAATTTGGTGAATTAAACAATAATATAGCTCGACTTAAATCTCTTGCAACAAAAGTTGCTGAAATACGGTCTAATGTTATTCAATCTGTTAAAGATGTAGTAACTTGGGCTGTAATTGATAAGAGTCGTAATCCTAAATACACTACTGCATTTAGTAAGATTAAAGAATATCTTGCTTCACATAATGGTAGTCTTGAAGGATTTGATGTTAATAGTGTTGAAATAACAGAAGATGAATGGTTAGAAATTCAACATTTATTATTTGAACTTGATAAAGATATTAATAAGACACAACTTTGGCTTGATTCTGCTTTTACAACTGGTATCACTCTGATTGATATTACTGGTAAAGCATGGGATGAAGCTAATTATAAAGCTAAGAAAGCAGCTCAACGCATTAATGATGAACTTGAAAGCGCACTTGAAGAGTTTCAACCGGGACTTTCTAAAAATGCTCGTGCTCGTGAAAAGTTAATGCATAAATTCATTAATGAATATGGAGATTTAATCGGTAGTTATAAAACTGAAGGTCTCGGAGATTCGACTGGTACTTTACGAAAAGATATTCGTGATGCTATTTATAAGAATCTTTATACTGACAGCGGATTTGTTACAAGAGCTACTGCTGAAAAAACTCTTGAAATCATTGATGATATTATAAAGAAATATAATGAAAATCATACTTGGAACATTGTTCCATTAAGTGATAATGAAGCAGCTAAACATCTCGCTGAACTTACTGAATTAAGTAATCGTGAGAAACTTGTTTATTTACAAACTCACGACCTTATTGAACTTAGTCTTATTACTGATATTAGTGGTAAGCGTGAAAACGTTCTTTATAAACTTGATTTTGGTAATACTCCGGTATCAGATGAATATGCAGCTTTAAGTGATAAAGAACAAAAGTTACTCAATACTATTCGTAATCTTATTCAACGAACTATTCGTGAATATGACGGTAACTGGATTAACTATTATGGTAGATGGGATGAGGTAATGCCTTTTATTCCTCAAGCTACATTAGGTCAATCTGCTAAACAATTTGTTAGTATTCCTATGATTCATAAAGATAGGTATTATACTGACATTGATGGTACTAAACGATTTGTTACAAAAGCTCAAACTTTACAAGTTCCTAAACATATTCCTGTATTTAATATTCGTAAAAAGTACAAATCTGAAAGTTATACTGAATACGAAGCTCGAATTGTAGAATTGTTTAGTGAATGGTTTGATAAAAATAACAAACTTCCTGTTACAGTTAAACCTTCAACTCTTCGTGAGATTAGACATTATAACGATGCTGTAATGCTTGAAAATAAAAAGTATAAAGCAAAAGTGATGTCTTACGATATTGTTGATGTAATGAAAGGTTTTACACAAGAACTTTATAATCTTCGTGCAATTAATAATTTTGAAACTGATTATCAGCTTACAAAATATTTAATGAATGAACGTGGAGTTTCTGGTGTAGCACCTCGTGATATTATTAAAAATGCGAATGAACAATTAAATAATATGGAACGTCGTATTTTTAATTTTAGTAAATATAATAGTGTTCTCGATGTTTCTGCCGGTGCATTATTGCGTTATACTTCTATGACTTTCATGTATCTCAACTATACTGCTGGTATCACTAATATTCTTAAAGGTGTTACTGATATGATAGTTGAATCTACTGCTAATAACTTTGTTGAAAGCAAAGATATTATGAAATCAGGTCTGCGTGATGTTATTAAGACTATTCCTCATTTCTTACGCGATATTAATTCGACAAGAACTGATGATGTACTTGTAGCAATCATTAAAGACTTTGATGATATTTATCAAGATACTCGTGATATAACATCTTCTGATACTGGAACTTCCTATTGGATTAAAGCTATGCGAATGGTTGATACTGTTGGTTATGCTCCTAATAACATGGGTGAGTTCATTATGCAGTTTGGTATGTTACTTGCTGCTACACAATCTCATCGAGTAGTTGGTGGTAAAATTATGGCTTTCAATGATTTTTATAATGATAATCTTGAAAAATTATTACAAGATGTTCTTACTAACGAACAATATGATAAATATCTTATTTTCAAAGAAGATTTAGATGCTGAGATAGCTCGTGAAGAAAAACGTACTTCAAAAGAGTATTTATGGAATCACGATTATGCTTCTCAATATCTTAAATCACATTATAATTTACTTTCTGATGAACAACGTAAGAAAATTGTTGATTCTCGAAAGACTGATAAAAAAGCTCAACGTGAAGCTTTTGATAAATATAATACTCTTCGTTCGGAACTTAAACTTGAAGATGGTCGTTTGAGTTTTAATCCTGAAAGTGGTCTTACAGAAGAAACTCTTTCGGAGTTCCGTGGTCGAGTTAAAGCTATTAACCAATCATTACATGGTATTTACAATCGTGTAGACAGAAATAGTTTACAAGATGCTGCTTTTGGTGATTTGTTAATGCAATTTAAGAAATGGGTTCGTCCTAACTTTGTTCGTTATTTCGGTCGTCGTTTCGGTCGTATATTTTATAATGAACAATTAGGTTCTTATGAAGTTCCTGTATTTAATCCTATGTTTGATATGTTTAGAAGTGGTAGTCAAGCCTTCAAAGATAGTCTTAATGATAACAATACTGTTATCGACTATATGAAAGGTATTGGTAACTTCTTCAAAGGTGTATCGAGTTGGTTACTTAATGTAGGATTCTATTATAATACTCTCCCCTTAAATGAACAGATAGCAACTATGAAATTTGCTCGTTTAATGGGTGCTTTAGCTTTCAGTGCTCTTGCTGCTATGACACTTGGTGCATTTAAGAAAGATGATGATGACGAAGATAATATTTTGTATCAGCACGCTATGTATGCTGCAACAACTTATTATCAACAAATGATTGAACCTATGCCAGTATTTGGTTGGATGGCTACAATAGAACAAACTGCAAATAGTTTGTTTGCTGGTCAGAAAACTTTACAATCTGCATATAAACTTGTTAATCTTACTATTCAAGATCTTTGGGTTGATGATGATGAACTTATTTATGATAGAGGTATTTATAAGGGACAAGATAAACGTGCAGTTGCATTACGTCAAGCTGTTCCTGTTCTTCGTCAAATTAATAAGTTTAATAATCTCGGTGCTACTATGTCTTATTACAATATGTATAACCCTTTTGGTATTACATTTACTGGTTTTAGAGATATGATTAGTCCGAAAGACAGCGATAACTACGAGGACGAATAGTTCAATAAAGTAAACACCGAATATTTGCCCGTGGTGGTGCTTTCCAGCCTGCTACGGGCATTATCTTTTGTCGATGATACATTTGTCTAACTGACAAAAAAAGACCGTCAGAACGCCTGAAAATAGGCACTCTGACGGTCTGTCTGTATCACTTATTATGTTAGTAATATCGTTATTAATAATAACAACAATTATAGTAGCAATTAAAGTTGTAACATTAATAGCTCAGCCCTTCGGGCTTCGCTGACCCGGTGGGGCAGGAGGTTGCACGCCCACTTGTCGCGTTTATTCGCCACCGTTTTCAACATCTTTCGGTTTATCAAAAAGATATTGATATGTTTCATTATTAATAACAGTAAATTCTTTATCAGTTACAGCAATAATCCAATCTCCTTTATTGAGTCGAATTATATTTTCTCTAAACATAATAAACATCCCACCATCGGAAAAATGACAATATCTACAAAAACTAACACATTCTGAGATATTAGCACCATCCCATTGGACACCTAATAATCTAACATTTTTCTTTACATTTAGTCGCTTAATCATAAACTACATTTTAAGACCATTAATAGCCCATTGAAGAACAAAACCCAGATGTCCCCAGATTTTATCTTTAATATCACGACGAGCTACACTACATCCCATATCATGGTCATAAGTTGAAGGGTTTACACAAGCAGCTATACCGACAGTATCAAATCCAGTTAGAGTAGTATCACAAACAACTGTTGTCTTTTCACCAAGACGCAAAGAATAACCTTCTTTCATGAAATTAAGTACATCACTTTCTTGAATTTTGTTAGGACTTAAAATCATATAATAAGCCTTTTCAAATACATCTTTTGGTGAAAAAGATTTATAGTTATCAGGATAAATAACTTCATAACCTTCTTCAATAGCATCGTTAGGATTACGAGCACGATTTAAGTCATAAACTATTTCATTACCGTTAATCCTATAAGCTACACGAGCTTTAATCAGTTTAACACCGATATAATAACGCTCATCTTGTAAAATATCTGATTCATTAAACATCTTATTTCGATTTATTACATTAGACCACTTTTACCAAAACCATTTTCACCACGTTCAGTTTTGCTTAGTTCATCTTTAGAAGACTTAATATCAAATACTGCACGTTTCTTTTCAACAATTACACCTTGTGCAAGTCTACTATTAGGAATAATAATATAACTAAAAGGTGTAGGATTTTGTACTATGATTCCGCTGTTACCACGCCAGTCATTGTCCACAGTACCAAATTTAACATCTAATAAAGTAGTACTTGAAATACCACTACGAGGACGAATTTGCATCTCATCTTCTTCAGGTATTTCAGTATAAATATTAGTTTCAAATTTAACAGTTTTATATGGGAGAATGATATTAACTTTGTCAATATTATTTACCGCCATATATTCCAGAAGAGTTTTTCCTTCAACTGGTTGATTTACTGCATGACGAATAGATTTATGAAGCGTATTAAAATCAATAACCCATTCGAGATTAGCATAATTCCTATCATACAAAGCACTTGTCACATATTTATCGCCACCTATTACAGCAGCAACATCTCTTTGACTAAAAGCTGGAAGATTAGGATTGAATTTAGCTCGTAGGTCAAAACCGGAAGCTCCAGCACTTTTGTACTCTGGAACTTCCGTGTTATCGACATACAATCCTATAAGACTTTCTTTCATGCTATCTTATTCTTTAGATTGTGGGATTTCACTTACATCTGCGGTACGAATATTATACCCTTCTTCTCCAATATATTTTGCCATTTTAAGGAGATGACGTATAGGAATTGGCATCCTATCGTCACCTCCTTTTTTCCTAACACCAATAAAACATTTAGCATTAGTCATTCTACATTCCTCAGGTAATTGACTTGGATATTGAGCTAAAGCCCAACTTGCAAGCAAAGGAATAATTTCCCAACTACCAGAAGCACTTGGAATTTGACAATTATCAGAATCGAAGCTATTTACAGTACCATCAGAATATATAACTACTTCTGTAATCATTTAGGCACTTAAACGTTGAACTAATTTATTAAAGGCTGTCTGACCGAGTTTGAAAGAATTACCCTGCGTAATAGAATCGAATTTATTGAGATTATCTTTATATTCAATTCCATTATTAATATATGAAGTAACACCGTTATAAAGCCAAAGCATTGTACCGCGATGACTATCTTGTCCGGGGCCACGTTCAATATAATTAACCATAGCGTGTAACTGATTCTTCTTACGAGTAGAAATAACATCATTCTCATAAGGAATTTTACCGATACCACCGCATTTAGCAATAAATTCTTTCTGATTAGCGTCACAAATTAAATCCGTGATATAATCAATCATCACATCATCATTAATCTTAATATTCTCAGCAGCTTCAAGAATCAGCTTAGCTTGTTCAGAATATTTAAGAGTATCACGCATCATTTGAGCACCTATTGCTAAATTAGCTTTAACATTTTTAGTATGCTTAAATCGAACCATATTCTTACAATGATTCAAAGCAGCATTTAACGTATTGTTACATACAACACGAATATCAGTGAAACAAGCCTGAATACTACCACTTCCATCATGACTTGTAGTGAAAAGGATATATTTTTCCATTTCATCTTTTGCAATCTCATAAGTAGGAAGTTTAGCAGTAACAAAGATTCGTTCACCGATACCTAAAACACCAGCAGTCTGAATGATAACATCTTTTGGATTAATTACCATTTGACTTTTACAAACTTGATATATAAAATCCATAGCTTCTGTATTCTGAACAGGTTCATACCTATTACCAACAGTACCAAGAATTTTATAATTATCTTTACGATATGTAGCATAAACATCACTTACGCGAGCACCTTTTTCCGGAATAATGATAACATCACCATTAGACATATGACAAGCGTAATGATTATCTTCTTTTACTATATGTTTAGCTTCAGGAGGAATAAAACTTGCAAACATCGGAGCTAAAGCTACTTCATAATCCATATTAGCAATACGAATGATTTCGTCAGGAGTTTTAGCTTCTTCAACGACAGTTCCAAGACCATGCCAAGGAACATCTTTCAACGAATAGAATGAGTAAGTATTTCTATTAGAATTGAATTCAATATTCGCAGCCATAATTAAATTAGTTAGTTTATATTACAATTCAATAATACGAATATGAGCAATATCTTTATGTTCAGCGCCAAGTTTGCTAAACAGAAGTTCTTTCTCATTTTCAGCATCTTTAAGATTCAAAAATGTAAGAGCTTCATTATGGTCATTAATCCACTCTCCACCATCTTTGGTTACATTTTTAAGAAAACCTTGTTTCTCACCAACGATTACTTTTGTAATCAAATACTTTTTACTCATAGCTTAATTAATTTTAATTTGTTTAATGATAGACTACTTATATATAGCAGTTTCAGACGTAACAATCTCCATATCAATTTTATCCATGACATGAGCTATTCGTTCAGCACGAGCAATATCTTCGTCAGATTCACTGGATGCCTTAGCCCAATTATCAAGTTCCTTAATAGCTTTCTTATCAAATTTAACAGTATAAATATAATCATCACCTAATTTATCATGAATATATTTACCTACCTCTTTTGCTAAACTAATAGGAACATCAACTGTAATACTAATAGAAGCAATCTTATCTAATTCTTCTTTATGTTTCTCAACGAAAATATTATCTTCCGGCGGAAGTGGTGCTTCTGTTATATGAAGCAATGAAGTAACAATAGGGTCTAAGGCATTTTCATTAATTGAAACACTTTCCGACTCTTTTGTATAAACAGTAAAATCAGGAAATTTAAGACTATAATTACCAGATTTACCAACTTGACCAAATATATGTAAAGCATCAACAACTGAAGATTTAAGTCTACCAGCTATTTTATCAAAACTTGTATTCCTATCACGAAGTCGTTTAATTTCATCTTTATTATAAGCAATATTAGCTTTTTGAGCGTCAATCACTTGTCGATAAGCACGAAGTTTATCTTCAAGTTCACTTTCAGCAATAGCTAATTCTTCTGCAATTTCTTCCGTTATCTCGCCGTCATTCTCTTCTATCTGCGAAACAAGATAATCATATTTTTGCGCAATACCAAATAAATTACTCATAAATTGTCAAAATAATTTTTGTTCAACATAACCCTTTTTAACATTATAACCTTTCTCTTTACAGATATAAGTTAATTGTTTATGAATACTATCATATCCATCAACAGTATTATCAAGATGAAAATCCCAACCAGTATAATTCTCTAAATCACACTCAGTTTTATCACCGGATGTATCATCCATTTTAGTATTACGGAGAACACGAATTGTAGTTAATTCAATTTCATTCTGACTAGCAAAATCTTTAATACAATTCAATTCAAATTGTTCTCGAATATCAGGAATAATAAAATAATCACAAGGAGTAGTTCTGATTCTATTTATAACATCATCAATAAACACTCTGTCATTATCAAATCTTAATAGTTTACCAAAATGAAGTAAACACTTACGATATGTCAGTTGTTCATCAATACCGTAACGATTAACAATATAAGGAGATTTAGACAACTTAAAATAATGAGAATCTAATTGAGATACATTACAATTTGTAACAGCAGCTACAATACGTTTAAGCATTGTAGCCATAGGATATATCTCAACTTTACCAGCAAGCATACCTTCGAGATATTCAGTAACATAAGTTTTACCTGTACCTTTTCTACCACTGATTAAAATTAATTTACCAGTCATATAATCTTAATTAATTATTTCTTCTGGAAAGTTAGCAAATACATTTTGTCTACCTTCTTGACCATGTAATACTCTTAAAGCAGCTTCTTTCTTAACTGCTAAAATAATACTACGTTTGAATAATTTATTATAAATTCTAACCATTTCACGAGCAACATATGAATTACCATCTGTCATACCGTGACGATTATTAATTTCAATAAGAAGTTCTTTAAGCGTTTTCTTCTCGCTTTCGCTCCTGCTCTCGTTCATACATATACTTTTTGTTATACTCATAAATAGTATCAAACGTTTCACCAGAAACACAACCGTCGTAATCAGGAAGTTCCTCTTTTATAATATTATCTATAATATTTGTAATAGCAATACAAATACCAAGATTTCTTAACTGAAGAGGACTACCTTCTTCAAAGAACTTGTCTTGTTCATCTTGTGGAACATTACATTTACTAAGAGCTTTAGCAAATACTTCTTGAAATTTTGAACGAGATATATAATTATTATTAGCCATAATAGTTTACTCAAAATAATTAATAATACGACCTGTTTCATTAGGGAATCTAACAGCAATATCTTCTGCAATCATTTTAGCAATTTCAATCATTTGAGGATGTGCAGCTTTATGATTACGAAGAGGAAGGAAACCTTTATTCTCAACGATAGTAAGTTTAGGATAAACAGTTTCAAGATGTTCACCAATCCACATATCGAGAGTACCAGATACATAAATATCTGATTTAGTAGCAGTAGGAAGAACCGAACGAGCTAACTGAGCAGGTTCACCATCGTTAGTTAATTCTTGATATATAGCTTCATTACCAGCAACAACATCATAAAATTTTTCTAATGAATCTTCATTCTTAAACGGCGGCTCAATTACATTAATATTCTTACCATATTTATAACCAAGTCTACCTTTAGCATAATTACACCAACGAGTACTTTCTTGCATAAAACTCATTTCACGATGACGAACGGCTTCATGCGTAACACCTCTATCGGTTGTAATTTTATAAGTAACATTATAAATCTCCGACGCACGTTCACGTATTTCAGCATCAGAAGCAATTCGAAGACTTGCATCAATACCATATTCAAGTTTAGCAGTAATATCTTTATCATCAAACAGTAAATGAGAAAACTCCTTACTCAAAAGAAGCATATTATAAAACAAATCATTAACTTCGCTTGGATGATAAATATCATTATAAATAGCTTTCATTTTACGACTATTACTCATAATATCAAGAAATACCCGATATGAAAAACCAATATAATTACCAAGATAAGACCAACGAATATAAGGACTTAATTTAACAAATTCTCGAATAATACGATTCGGAATTGAAGTAACATTAAAATAAACATATTCATGTTCAAATATAGCAGTATGACCATCAATAAGTCTATTTCTACAAAAAGTTTCAGCTGAATCAGGTTTGATACTATCTTCTTGTTTAGTACAAACTTTACCGATTAATTCAATCTTTCTAAGACCAGAATAATCACAAAATTCGATTGTAGGTTCTACAACATTCATAGCTTTAATTGTATTAATTTAGACGCGACCAGTGGGCGTGCAACCTCCTCTCCCACCGGGGAGCGGAGCCGCTGGGCGAAGCCCAGCAGGCGGAGCCACACAAGTTACATCTCCTGTCGCTTCTTGAATTGCGACAATAATTGTTTACGAGTTACTTTATATTCTTCAAGACTAATTCCTATTCTATTACAGATAGTTATAACATCCATAATAGTAATACACTGACCACCCCACATAGCATTCCATAAATCATTAGCTTGAACTTCCCGAATATAATACCCACCAAATTGAATTTCATAATTGTAACAAGTTTTACGATTTAATTGAATATTATTTTGTACACAAGCAATAAAGAAATGAGCAAAATCAGTGAAATCTTTTAATTTAATAACTGCATTATTCCATAGTCTAACAACTCCATTAGTTGATTCATAACGCATTACGGCATAAGTACCATACTGTCGCCATTGATAAGGAATACTACTAATTTTATAATCTCTAAATTCTTGAATTAGAACTTCAAGCTCTTCTCGATATTTCTTAGCTTTTGCTTCTTCAATAGCTTTCTGATTGTCGAGATATTCATTGAATTTAATTCTAATAATAGATTTAAGTTCTTTGCGAGTAGTTCTATTACTCCAAAGTTTCTTAAATTCAGTATAATTTCTACAATAAGGTAATATAACTTTTTTAGCACGAATAGTTTGCCAATAAAGAATTTTACCGCTAATAATAAGATTTTGTTTAGGACTTAAAGTAATACAAATATTATTTTTAAGATTAATTGTTGTATTAAATGTATTATATATTTTTCTAAAACCTTTATATTCTACATAAGTATTATATAAAGTATAAGCTTTATTAATAATATTATTAGCATCAATACCTTGTGCTTTACAAATACTTAAAATATCTTTTAATGCAGAACGCCATGCTTTACGAGCATTATTATATTTTATCTGATGAGTTCGAACATCAGCAAATTTTTGATTAGTAACATCTTTTTCAAGAATATGTCTTGTAACGGTAAGATTTTGATTTACACCATACCAAAGAGCCGAAAGGATAGAATGAATATCATTATATATAATATTAGTATTTTCCCTACAAATATTATAAATATCTACATTAATTTTACCTCGAATCTTTTGATTTTTAAGTTTAACAAGTGGCCTATAAAGATAATCTTCAATATCATGTAGTCTTATAACAAATGGTACAAATTTATTACAAACACCAATTTGTTTACCTCTACAATAAAGAATACCATCTTTTAATTCATAACCATATTTACCATTTGCAACGGTATGTTTAGTATGAATACTTACGTCATCTATTCTTTTATAGAATAAATCAAGTATTTCATTAATAGTTCCAACACTTTTCATCACTTTTCATAATCTCTAATTCCAACAACATTTGCATGGAAAGGTAAACCATTTTTAGTTCTTTCATAGAACTTAACAGTTACAGACTTTCCGATAGGTGGATTATTAAGAATATTTAATCGTTCATTAACAGTACCAGTTAAAGTACAACTAAATACTAAATCATTAATATCGTTCTTGAGAACTAATCTAACATTAAATCCTACTTTATCATCAGGATTTCCAGTGTGTTCAACATCAATACATTCAAATTCAGCATCGTCGAACTTTTTGAGTTTCATCATTGTAGCAGGACGAGAACCAAATTTATATTCAGTATGCAAATCTCTAATTATGGCTCCTTCAAAGCCACAATCAATACATTTTTGCATATAAGCTAATGCTTGATTATCATCATAAATAATATCACTATTAAGAACAATAAGATTAAATTTATCCCACATATTATGACCTTCAGGAGTTAAATTTTCCCAAATTCTACCAGCCATTATATTATGAGATACACTACTCTTTTTACTACGATACTCTTCCCAAACACTAAATCGTAACTTATCACGGTCTTTATTGGTTAAATCGGGAATACTTAAATCAAAATTAACAAACTGAAGTTTCTCATGAAGAGGATTTCGAGGGTTACGAGCAGCTCCACCAATACTTGTTACCTTTTCACCACGAATATAAATCTCTCCATCAAATACCATATTAGCATATTCAGGAAAACTATCATAAAAATCATTAAATAGTTGCTCAATATGCCAAATACGATAAGTAAGACCTTCTTTAGTTTTAATTACAGTATGATAATGTTTATCATCACGAACAAAACCTTCAAGACTAAATAAATCAGTAGGTGTAAATTCTTCAAGCATAACAACTGCTCGAACACCATTAATTTTAGGTTGAGCAATACAGGGATATTCAAACTTGCCAATAGCAAACTTTTGTGCTTTCATAGGTTTAACACAATTATTTGCATCAGTGTTATATTTAGGTAATCTCTTATCTATTTCTGCAAATAAATCATCTGTATTAGCAAGATAATCCAAAGGACTAACACCTAAATCAGAAAGACTTTTATATCCTTGTTTCTTATGTCTTTCATAAACACTATTAAGTTCAAATTCAGCTTGTTCTCTATCAGTTTTCTTACTCTTAGCTTTAATTACAGGAGAATATGATGATGTTTCAGCACCATTTACTTTACCATAATAATAAGCTAATCGTAGAGATACTGTACCGTCAGAATTAGTAACTTTTTCAACTCGACCCCACCAACGAACTAAACCGCCAGTTAAATCTCGTTTATATAAAACTTCATTAGGAATCATATCTTATTTTTTAACTTTTTCTTCAACAACAATAGCGTATTGCGGTTCTCCAATACGAATCATAAGACAATTCCAACTTTCAAGAGGAGTCTTATGTTCAGTCATATCTGTAAGATTAAGCGGTTTAGCACAAAAACATTTATACGATCTTTCAATTTTATTATTAAGAGGATTCTTAATAGTTTTAGGATGTGGGAGAATACGCGAAAGAATAGGATTGATAGCTTCTAATGTTTCTTTATCATTAGCGCTAATATAAGTATCACCATCAAGAATGATTTGTGTATGTTTGAAACCATATTTATCCACAAATCGATTGATACTTGATTGGTCAGATAAACGAGAAAAATCATTCATCAATCTCGTATAACTTTCTTCATCCATAGGACAAAGATAAATCTTATTACCATTATCAAGAGTATTGATAAGATAGTTTTTGATTTTAATCTCCATAATAAATCTTTTTTAGAACATTATCAAAATGTTGGAATACTTTACGATAACCATAATCTTTAACCATATCAGATGGGTCTTTAGATTTATAATTATTCGTAAAATAAATTGGAATAGTATTATATCTACCTTGTAGTAGATGAGCTGCATTAATTCCAGCAGCATCAGTATCGAAAATAGTAAATAACTTTCCGCTTAAAGAGTACGACACCAATAACTTGTAGATGTCAGTAGGTAATACAATAGTTTCAGAAGCAGCAGGTATAAATAAAATATCATTAATACCTTTCTCATCACAAATCTGTTCAAAGAGTATTTTATCTTTATAACCTTTTATGAGAACAATATAATTCGTTGGTTTAAGTTGATGTAAACACTCAATAGGACAACGATTATTAGTAATAAATTTAGTTTGACTTTTAAGTCTTTTTGGAAAATAAAGTTTATACTTATTTGGATTAACATTATAAACATAACAAGGGTCAGTACCACTATAACGATAAGGTGTCTGCCATTCATTAAGTCTATATCTATCAACAATAAATACTTTTGTATTTAGATTACTTTTCTTAATACCATATTGTTCCCAATAAATATAATCTAACTTATTTGGTTTACGAACATCAAAAGTAATTTCAAGATTTTGATTCTTAATATGTTCTTGTTCAGTTCGATTAAATTCAATATTAGTAACAATCTTATCAGAACAACGAAGAATTATGTCATTACATATATACACAAACCCTTCACTTGTTTTACAATTCTTATTAATAATATAACCTACAACTTCAAATATATCACCTCTAAATCTACCATCACCAAAATCTCTACATATCAGTTTATCACCATAATACTTAAAAGATAATGAAGGATGTTTATCATTTCTTAAAGGATTTCGTATTCTATCATTAGGACTACTAATGTTAAATCGGATTACATCTTCGGGAATACCAAAATATTTACTAAATATTGTAACTTGGTCAAGTGTATTAAGTATGAAATCTCTCATGTAATCAGTAGTGTAACTTGCTGGGCTTCGCTGCTGGGCTTCGCCCAGCGCTCCGCTACCCGGTGGGGGAGTGGGTTGGACGCCCACTCGTGACGCTTATGGCCGCGTGTATTTACCTGACCTATACAGATATACGTCTGTTAAATACAGTCCGCCAAATCAAAGGAAATCGGCCAAAAATACGGTATAACAACAAGTCTAATTTTAGCATTACCCAAAAAAGAAGGAGATAATAGAGTTTTACCTCCATTACCTCCTTTACAAGTTCCTGTTTTAGTAATATGATAAATACTACTTTGAGTATCTATCAAGAATGTTCTGAATATCCGACGAAACAACAGTAGCACCGGGAGCGGGAGCAGGAGCACCTGCGGCAGCTTCACGATTCTTCGGAGTATCATCCTTTGCAAGATGAATTGTTTCACCAGCTTCAAATTCAATCGACGGACTTTGACCGGGAATAACACGTTCAACAAATCCACGATTAACAAATGAAGGAAAAGCTAAGAACTTATGTGTGTTATAATCTGCAACAAGTTTCATAAACAGTTTTACACCCTTATAAATAGGATTTTTCTCATCATCACCAATAAGCAGATGTTTGAAATATTCAAAGAAAGCAAGATACTGTTCACAACGAACCTTTGCAGGAGCAGCATAATCGAGTCCCGGACATTTACCAGCATTAACCGGATAACCTTTAAGACCCTTAAACTGATTTGCGATATGACGAAGTTGTCCATATACCTGCTGAATAATGTTAATAACAATCTTTTCTTCAACAGGTTCGCCTTTCTTATTAAGAGTAGTAACCGGCTTAGCAGTAAATGTATAATAACGGTCTTTCGGATTTGCGTCAGTTTTACACTGCTTAAATTCGATAACAAGCACGGGGAATTTACAACCAGCATATTCCCATGTACTTTCGACACCTTTATCATCCAGCAGAGGTACTTCACGAATATCAATACGAACATCGTTAATCATACCCATACAAAGATTACCAAGTTCAGGGTCGGGCTTAAAAGCTAATCTCCGTTCAACAACCTCTTCTTCAAACATTAATGTTGTCGAACTAACTTTCGATTTACTTGTGTCTGCCATAATAATAATTAAAGTACTTTAAGTTATTAGACTAAAAAGAGGAGCTACTTATTCAATAACTCCTCTTTTTATAATGATAGCAAATGATAGATTTGTTAAATACTTTTAGGTATTAACAATTACAACTCGGCTTCCGGCTCGGTTTCGGGCTGCGGTTCCTCTGCCTGCTTCTCGTCCTCCAGCGTTACCTCTTTCGGGTCTACCAGCACATACACTTTCTCGTAGATGGTATCATCAATCTGAACAGGAATAAAGTCACCATTCTCGTCCTTAACTTCCTCAACACCATACTCAACTCGCTTAGTAGCAAGAACAGCAGTACACATCTTACCGTCACGGCCTTTCTGTGTTTCAACCTCTTCCATAAGACCCTTATCAGCAAGAACACGCTCACCTACGGGAGCAGCATCCTTATCCTGCATAAGCATCTGCGACCAAACACCAGCGTAATTAAACGACTGAGGACGACCAGTACCTTTTGTGTTACCAGCACTTGCAAGTTTGCAACCCTCGCTACCTGCCGAAAGAGCAATAAAGAAACGCTCATTAATCGAATCAGCATTAGGCATAGCAAACATAACAACACGGTCGCCATGACCACAACCGATAAGTGCAGAAGCCGAAGCATTCATCGTAAACTTATTCATACCACGAGCAGTAGTAATTGCCGGACGAATATCATTCGACGACTTCGTACCACGGTTTACAGCAGTCAGACCAGCAAGTTTAGCAGCAGAAAAAACAGACTTTTTCATAATTGTAATTTGTTTTAATTTATGAATATTTTATGAATGATAGATTAATGATAGATTTGCATTACTTTATTCTGTAACAGGAACTTCTTCAAATTCAGTATCTTCAGCTTGACGATTTGCAATAGATACAGCTTGATGTAATTCACTATCAACGTAAATTCCATTTAACTTATCACTTGCAATAATTCTACCACCAAGCATGATAGACATTTTAATAAGATGAGTTTCCGGATGGGCGTTCCAATTAGCTTTACCTTTACTTTCAGTACCGTCAGATTTAGTACCAACGTACAAACCTGCATCAATAGCTTGTTGTAAAGTATAAGGTATTGCAATACTCTCATCACCACGAGTAAGTTCTACAAGAGCTCGACGAGTAGCATACCTAATAATTGGAATCTTACCTTCTTGTACTTGTTTATCAATATAATCAGCAGTATGACCATCATTAATTACAACAAAATCATCTTTCGTTTCTTTGTTATAATCAACAAGTTCATTTGCAAGTTCCTTTTTACAATATCTATATATGTAAAAAGGTTTAGTTCCATCTTCAAGAATCTTACGTTTAATACCGGCATCTGTAAGGACTTTATTAACAACATGAATACCAGTATATACTATCTCCGCTTGAGAAGTACTAAAAACGTAAATGTTTTGCATAGCAGCCATAGGATTAAGTCCCATAGACCGCCCACGTTCAACTTTGATTGCTGCTTCCCTATCAAGTGTCTTACCAAATGTAACACTTACCATAGGAGTAAAACCGAGTTCATTACCTAACAGCAAACATGTAACAATCGCACTCTTATTAACTACAAGTTCACTCGTTCCATCTTCTTTCTGAACTTGCTCCTTAAATCCTTTATTAAAAACAGGACTTTGAGCAATCCAATCTGCTAATGCTTCAGCTTGTTCAAATGAATTAATTTGATTAACAGCTAAAGCAACACTTCCATTTTTACTTCTTGTATTAACAAGAGCACCACTCACATCTTCATCAGTCTTTTCGACTGGCTTCATTTGTGGTTTATCCATACGCAAATATAGTAATTATAATTGTACCACCAAAGAAAATAGCAAGAAATTAACCGAAAATTTCACTAATATCATTAACCCATATCGGAACATTCTCGGAATCTTGCTGACGCTGGATTAACTTCTGTTTGTCCCTTGACCTAACATCTTTATCACCAATTTTGAAATCATCAATGTAAAGATTAATAATAACACAATTCTTATTAGGATTCATGTAATTATAAGTCTTACCTCGTGCAACACGTTGTCCATGAGTATTAGAATTACAACTACCACCAGTCGTTATAACTTGTTCGATATTTTCTATCGTTAAACCCTCATTAAGACTTTGTGCAGTAAATAAATATTTATAAGTACCATTTTTAATCCCTTCAATAGCTAACTTTTTAAGAGAAGTTTTACCTAATCGTTTAGGTTCACCATTTTTATAAGTATATGGAACACCAGTTTCAGGATTAATTACATACCTACTTTCAATAGCACTATGAAAAGGAATACCGTCTTTACTGAAATAATCAGCTAAATCAGTAACCATAGCTATTGATTCATTAAAACAGATAGTAGGAACGCTATTAGTTTTAAGAATTTCAATAACAGCATTAATTTTAGGTCTGTTATGAATTAAAATATCATTACGTTGTCTAACAAAGTCCTTAAACTTTTTAGCACGTTCGTAAATATTATCGGGATTCCAAAGATTATTAATTCGTTTATTATAATCATTATCGAGTGGCATATCACGAGTCCAACCCATTAATGAAGCTAACATATTACGAATAACAGTAGGTTTAATAAAAGTACTACTGCCATTTCTATCTTTATAATTATAACCAGTAAAAGATGCAAGAACTAATGCAAAATCACTGTCAAAAACTTTATTACGAAACTCTTGATTAATCACTTTATGTAATCCACCAAATGTTTCAAGAGTTTCAGAAATCATATCAGAATATTTAGCATATCTAATTTTGTCATGTTCATCGAGTTCAATAGCTAAATTATATTCTGTACTATTTGAAATCCAACCTTGCGATACAGCTTCAATTTCAGTAATTTTATCAATTACTGGAGCACCTAATTCATTAAGAATAGATAATTGATTTTTATTTAATGTAGAACCAGTAAGACATAGAATAAATTTATACTCTATATTCTTAATAGCCATAAGAGTTTCACCTTGTAATAACTTATGAACTTCATCAAGAATAAGTAAATCAACTTTAATAGGTAGTTTTCGTTCTATTTTAAGTTTATTTATATGGTTAATAAGAGTATTACTACTCATTATATCAATCCATTGTTCTTTCGGACAAAATTCAGTAAGATTATCAGCAAGATTTTTAGTAGTTACAGCATTTGGAGCGATAGCCATAATTGTTCGATTAGGATTAGCTTTAACCAGCTTACCAACAATCATAGCAGCTACTCGTGTTTTTCCAAATCTCATTATAAGATTTAGAGTACCTCGACCTTTGGCATCACGCCATTTATTACAAGATATTTCTTGTCTTTCGGACTTATCCATACTCTAATATCTCCAATAAACAGTAGGAACATTTTCACGTTTAAGTCTTTCAATGCAATCCATAATATATTGTGTTAGCATTTCACAATTACCAAAGTGCATTTGAAAGAGCATTTCTTTTTGTAATTCCTCTACTGTTTTACCATAACAAATTTCATCAAATTCGTGCATAACACATCAATCACAATCACGCTTTACTATACCACCATCATTACTAATGTATCTCCATTGATAACCATAAGAAGTTTTAGAACTACCTTTAGGAGTACAAGCCTTAACAATAGCGTAATAAGCGTGTTTAGGATTTGTTTTTTTTAGCTCAATAGTTAGAGCATTAGCAGCATCTTTAGTGGAAGCATAAGTAGTTATATACTTTCCATCTTTTGTAAACTTAGCTACACGCAAACCAATTCTACGAGATCTAGTATTAACTGGTTTAATATCAGCTATTGCAAGACCATCAACTTCATGATATACAAGGTCACCATTCATATTAGTATTTTATTAAAAAGGTAAATTATCTCCATTTTCTATTGCACGTTTATATTCTTCCTCACTTGAAAAACCATACATACCCCAAATAGTATTGTTAATAGGAATGTCATTAGCAGGATTAACAAACGATACATTGTCATCTTCAAAATCAACTTCAAACAAACCATCTTCTTCAGGACTTTCAATAGGCTCTAAATGTTTATTATTAGACATAGCACCAAATAAATCACCTTGAACTGCAACCATACCAGCAGTTTTCTTATTTTTACCATATAGAATCTTAGCACATTCTTTCTTATAATAACTAAAATCTATATGATAATCATCTTCCTCAATATAATCGTTAAAAGGACGAACACTACATTTAGCTACAATTCGATTGATTTTACTTGGTTTATTTTTATCAATTTTTATAATAGTTCCACTACAATATGATACATCAGCAATATAGAAACGATTAGATTTTTGAAGTTCTTCATCATGAAGTTCACCGTTTACAATACTACGATATATAATATTAAATTTAGCATCAGTCTTTTGACTAATACAATAATCATAAATAGCTTCTTTGCTACTATGAATATGATTTTCTATTGTATCAGCATAAGGAACATTATATAAAAGAAATAGGTTAAGAGCTTTTGGAACAACTGGATAAGCATAACCTTTATTAAAAGCAATAGTTTCAATAAAAAGACCTTTACGTTTAATATAAATATCTTCAAGTTCAGCTATCGCTTCCGGTGTTTTATCAATTAATTTATCGTAAGCATCTTGAAAACCTTCTTTAACAGCAATATAATTATTTACATCATTACGAAGATACTTTTCATAATTAGTAAATTCAAGTTCAAAATTATTATATTCTTGCCACCAATCACAACAGGCTTTATAATCAGCTTCTTGTTCAGGTTTGATGATACAAACAATACCATCAGTATTAGCAGATATAACTTTAATACCTTTGAGTTCCAATGCTTCAATAAGCATCAAAAGACAAAGTTGTAGATTTATAGTAACTTTATAAGTACATTTAGGGTCATAAAGATAATCATTTATATCTCTAAATGCACCATACATTCTGTTGATAGCAATCTTAAGACCTTCAGCTTTAATTTTATGACGTTTACTTTCTGCTAATAATTCATGATATTTAGTATTTAATTCTTCAGCATCAACTCGATTTTGATTTTTAGCAATTTGATATTCATTTAATACTTTCTTAGCTTCTTTCATTAATTTACTGCTAAGATGTTTAGCTTCAATTCGACTATCTTTTGTATAACCGACAGTAGCTCTGAAAGGATTTCTTTCGAGATGTTCGGGATAAACATCATAACTAAGAATACCATTAGGATAGAAACTACTAACATCCGCATCACGTAAACTAAATCCATCTGCAATTATTAAACCCGGTTTATCTTGACTATGTAAACCACCTAAAGCCATAGTATATACCGCATCACCAAATTGAAATTCATGCTTAAATTTATCTTCATCTTTTGTACTACCTACAACGATAGTAGATTGTGCAACAGTACGAAGTAAATCATTGAGAATTTTAGTTTGAAATTTAAGTTTAGGACTTAATATACTGGAAACTTTAATTTTCCATCTATCAGTCTTAGTATCCATAAAATCTTTTCTATCAATACCGCTAAACTTCTCATAAAGAGATGTAGTAATAGCTTTACCAATAGAACTTCTTGACATATTACGGACATCAATTCCAAACTCTTCAGATATATCTTCTCGTAGTTCAATTTCAGCCTTTTGACTACGTTCCAGCTCTAATGTAATAAGAACATCATTTACATTATAATCACAAATGTCATAAATGTCTTCTTCTCTAATTCTACAATTATAAGCAATCGGTAGATTCTGAATACGATACCATTTTAAGCAAATAGCAACTTGTTTAAGACTGGTATAAGTCTTATCAAGATATAAAATCTTTTGAATATCATAATCAGTAAAAGGACGTTTGTAATATTTCTTGAAATTAAGTAAACGACTATATCCTTTACCAAAATCTACACAAGCGCAACTATGGTCATATAGAATTTGTGTAATATGTTTACCTTCTTTCTTATTAAAACCTTTTACATCAAGATATTTATAATTATTAATAAAAATATCCAACATAATTTTATCATAATTATTACTGTTATAACCAGTAAGAATTTTATGTTGAATAAAGAAATCCATAATAAGTGGCCCATCATTTCTCCACTTACCAGTAGTATAATCAATCCAAATAACAAATTGTTTAGCACCCATTGCTAATAACAATTTAGCTTTTGCTTCTTTCAGTTCTTCAAGATTACCTTCTTTACCATTTTTAATAGCAAGACATCTTATATCAACAGCTTTATAAACGTCGATAAGTTTTTGGTCTGCTGTTTTAGGTATAAAAGTAACTTCAAATAGATTAGGATATATCTCTACATCATATTCATAAGCATTATTCATAATAATACTACTTTATCTGTAATAACGATATTCTTTACATAATTCAGCAAATATGTCACTAATTAAATTAAAAGATTTAACATATTCTGAATAACATTTGTTACGCATAATATAGGCTGGTGAATATATAGGAATTAGTATAGCATCATTAAACCTAACTGGTTTATTAACAACTGATGCCATACTTTTATATTTTTCTTCTTTAAGGAACTGATAAACAAATTGTCCAACAGCAACAATAATAGTAGGTTTATATTTCCTAATAGTTGCTATAAAATTTGGATAACAAGTTTCAGCATAATGTTCAGTTGGTTCAGCACAAACACACTGAATAAGAGTTGATTTAATAGTCCAAGCAGTTAGTTTATAATCATTAATGAATTGACTAACTATTTTAGTTGAACGACCATTAAATACAGTTTGAGTTTTATAATCTGTAATAGTTGGTGTATCACCAACAAACATAATAGTACGCCTCAAAGTGGGCGTGCAACCTCCTCCCCCACCGGGTATTCGTCGATTAGCAATAGATAAATAACATCTTTCACAAGCATTACACATAATATTAATACTATTAAAAATATCAGATGAAACAGTCTGATTAATAAGATTATGTTTAATACTTCATAATAACACTTTTGCGAGCACGAGATAGAGCTACATACATAAGTTTATTACGAATATCGATATCATTTTCTCTACGACCAAATCTCGTATTTTGGAAAACAATATCTGTCAAATCTATTGCTACATTATCGAAAGTAGAACCTTGTGTTTTATGAACAGTCATAGAATAACCATAATCTATGTCTTTATTAATCCACTTGGTTCCTTGAATAGTTTCAATACTGAATTTAAGATTTGTTAAAAAACGATTCTTGAATTTATAATAAACATACCAACCATGTTGAACACGATTAGCAGCTCTATTATAAAGATGTGTTAGAATTTCCTTATATTTAAGAAACGAAGCATCTTTTGTATCTACAATAAGAAATGGTTGAGTTATATGACCATCATACATAGATTTAAGATTAACAGCAAATGTTTTAATACCTTCGTCACTAATATAAGGTCTAATATCTTCAAGAATATAGTCTTCACTATTTAGAATAATTGGTTCCTTAAACTCATCAACAATAGTATTATAAGATAACACCAAATCGTTAATATGAATTATATCAGCATCTTTACCAACTATACTATTACGAACAATACTATTCCAATCAGAAACAGCTTTATTCGTATAAGCAGTAATTCTAAAATGGTCTATATTCTTATGAAATGTATCTGAATTAAATTCATCAATAAGTCTTTGATTAAACATGGCTCGTGGAATAATTTCATAACCAATTCCATCTTGTATATTAGACCTATTTCGAACTATATAATTCAGAAAAGTATTTGTTTGATTTTTAATATCATCTCTTAAAAGACTAAACAATTCAAGAAGGGGATTACCTTCTTCTTGTCGTACAATATCAGTAAGAACAACTTTATTCTTAACAGTAGCAAATGTTAAAGATATTTCTTCATTTACAGGTGGTAACTGAAGAGGATCACCAACATAAAGAATCTTAACATTATAAGTAGTAGCACGATTTCGATTAAGTTGGAATAAATCCTTATTAATCATAGAACATTCATCAATCACAACAAGATTATAATTTTGTATCTTGCTTGGATTAAGAGGGTCAAATTGAGGATTCTCAATATCAAAATTCTGTAAATCAATATTAGGTTTAAGACCATGCAAACTATGCAAAGTCATACCTTTTCTACCTACTTGAGATTCAAGAACTCGAAGAGCTTTGTGTGTAGGAGCCGTAATAGTATAAGATTTATTAACAATATTCTCAAGAAAATACCTAAGAATAAAAGTTTTTCCGCTCCCAGCTACGCCTTCAAGTGTACATTCAAATTCATTACTAAAATACCAATCAGACAGCTTGTCGATAGCCTGCTGTTGCCCCGGATATAGTTGCGAATAATCGCCCATGGCGGCCTGTTTTGGCTTCGCTGACGGCTTATTTTTGTTCACCTTAACACTTGTAAGGTCTTTCAATTTATCTGCGTCCATATCGGCTAAAATGCAGTGTTTTGGATATACTCAAATGCCTTACTAATAAGGGTTTCATAATGATTATTACTTATTTTATAAGTTTCAGGAGTAGGACAAACAAATATTACATCTTGTTTGTCAGTAGTTCGATTAACATAAGCTCTAACACCCATAACATTAGGAGTTGTAATCATAACAATATCGTAGTTCTGTAATAAAAACTCAAATATTATTATGAATTGTAGCGATAGGTCTAACTTTGTAAAAAAGTATCCGGGGTCATATCCTCGTTTCTTCAAATATTGAAGTAATTCCGGCATGACCACCGAATACTCTTTAATTGCGTCGAGAAGCATAATATTTTGGACTTAATCTTTTGAAAACTTTTTCGTTTCGATTATTAATACGTTCCATATCAAGTTTTCCTACTCCATTTTCAAGAGTAATCCAAATCTTCATTTTAGGAACAATAAGTTGCCAATACTTTTTCAAGTTTTCAATATCAGCTTCAGCAGCACTAAAAGGACGAATCGTAAACCAATCCCAATGTTCATTATCAGGTGTGCTAAATGCAAATGTAGCTTTCTGATAATCCTCATTTGTTATATCAATAGGGTAACGTTCATTATCAACAATTCCATAAAACTTATTATCATAAAAAAACACCTCACACTTTATAGCATGAGGTGTCATATTTGAAGTTTTACTTCTTGTTCGATTAGTTGAATCTCTATTGATATTAGCTTTCTTTACAGGAACAAGTCCTTTAAGTTTACTAAAATCCATTTATCGACCACAACGAGAACATAAAGTATGAAGCATCTGTATAGTATTGTCATTATGAAGTTTTGTAAAATCTTCACGTTTACACTTAACAACAGTACCACTGGTATTAAGCTTAATTTGGAACCAATGAGAATCTTTGTCAAACTTCGTAACAACACCAACTCTATCATCACGAGAATAAAGCTGATACCTGTCTACAACAGAAAGACTTGAAATCTCAACAACTTCATCAACAACAGTACGAGTAAGAATAGTTTCAAATGCACCTTCATATCTGACTTTTACACCAGCAAACAGTGCATCACGAAGTGTTTTATATTTTCTATCCTCTTCGGGAACATCATCTCCATAAGGAATTATATCATACAAACCGCGAATAATTCCACTGAAATCACTATGAATAATCGAATAAGTTTTTGTAATAACTTTATCCTCTTGTTCAGTAGTAACTTCACCGATAAGTTTTGCAACTTTCTTAGAAGCATCAGCAATAGATAATATTTTACCATTATCAAGATAGACTTCGCTACGTTGAGGTACAACCTTTTTAACAGTAGAAAATTCACCTTCGTCAAGAATAAAATATCCAGCACGAGGTTTAGTTTCAATAGTAATAACTTTTAAGTCAAATGTCATAGCACTTATGAAATTTTAATTTGTTTAACTTTTACTTCCATTTCTAATTGTCTTTCTACTTTATCTTTACAAAGTTGAGCTAAATAATTAACATTATCATTGTAAAGAACAGTATCACGTTTTAGGGCTACTTCAAGACTATCGGTAATAGATTTACCACAATAATCTATTTCATATTCAACTTTAACCCTAACTATATGTGTAGCAGGAGTTAATTGACTTTCTAATATCCAATAATTCTTAGTACCAATCTTAACTAATACTTTAAGTTCACTGGATGAATTATCAACATCAATAACACGACCATATCTACCTTTACTGGTTACGACTTGTTGGCCTACGTTTATCATTCTTCTTATTATAATTTTGATTGTTATCTTCTCGAAGATTTCTATTAGGTTTAGACCTTCTCTTATTTCCGTTATCTTTCGGATTAAGATACTTGTCTATCTGATTAGCATTGAGTTTAGGCATAAACTATTTACGACTAATAAAAGTTAAACAATCATTTGTTTGATATACACTTTCTGTAATCATAGTTTTAGTCTTATCACATTCATAATAAGTCTTTCGTTCAGTTCGTGACTTATACGAAGTTTTACTTTTACAATACTTACAAGCTCTACAACTATGAACTTGTATAATAGGTTGCTTACTCATACCATAATGTTAGATAGTTTTAATTTGTATTTAATTAAGAGTTAATTTAGTAGCAATTTAAGTCGGCTTCGCTGCTGGGCTTCGCCCAGCGCTCCGCTACCCGGTGGGGGAGTGGGTTGGACGCCCACTTGTCGCGCGTGTTTCGTCATTATTAAAAAGACAAGAACGAGGAGTACTCTCGTTTCTTGTTCGTTGCTCGTCAGCACTAACAACAGCATTACTAAATGAACGTGTTGAAACTCACATAATATTATTCCGCTTGGCGCCAGCGTTAGCCTTATGAGTATCCATAAGTACTGTCACATTAATACCTTACAGATTTTTGACAGCTTTGTCTGTAAAGCTGTGTACTCGTTTTGGTACACTTGTAGCGAGAGCGGGAATCGAACCCGCAAGGTCATTACTGACCAAAGGATTTTAAGTCCTTCGTGTTTGCCTATTTCACCATCTCGCCTTAAACCACCACGATTAATAGTTCGTAGTCAACTATATTAGAGAAGAGTTACAGAATGAATCTCAACATCAACAACGTTACTACCAGATGTTTTGATAAGTTCTTTAACTTTATCCGTAGCTATTTGTTCAATCAGATTATGTTTTTCACCATTCTCTGACCTATGAAACAAAATAGTAGGTTTAATTTCAGTTACGATTTTAAGTGTGCCCCAACTGGAATAATTATTTCCAGCACCAGAACCAACTGTAAATCTAAACTTAATTGCTACTCTGCAAGTGTTTTGTGTCTGTTCCATAGTTTTACTTTTTGTTTGATTATTGTTTTTAGTCTTTCGATGAATTTTAGTTTGGCTTTTAATCTCAACAGATAGTTAATTCACACTTGAATCTTTTGTAGGAGTAATAGCTTTAACAACTATTTGTCTATCAAGTTCAGCTTCTGCTAACGTTTTAGCTATGATAAGAATTGAAACTCCATTAGCATACATGATTGTAAAATAATACGGATACAATTTAGCATGAGGATTGTTGTCATTAGCCATAAGAACTTTACTAACAACAATAATCGGAAGAGTGTAATCATTAGCTAAAACAGTTCCAGAAGGTAGAGTGATTAAAGTCATAATATTATATATTAGATTAGAATTTACATGAAAAAGAGTACCACTATTATCACAACAGAAGTACTCCGAGATGTCCATTTCAAAACATCAACATTTGGAACACAACAATCCCAATGTGAGCCGTGTGTAGGATTCGAACCTACAACCTGCTGATTACAAGTCAGCTGCTCTACCATTAAAGCTAACACGGCGTAATTATAGATAACCAGCTGGACTTACACCAGCCTAAAATACAGTTAAGCCTCGACTTACTGCATCACCAACCAATCCATTGGGTGCATTTATATCTCTGCCATGATTATCTATAATAGTTGAACTATCAGGATTCGAACCTGAAATCTGAGAACCAAAATCTCATGTGTTACCATTACACCATAGTTCAAGAAAACAAGTTGTAAAAATAGTAGTTTAATACTGGATTGCCTATCGAGGATTTCTACTCATTACATATTTTATTATGATAATGTATTTACAACTTGTTGTATTAATTTGTTACTTATTATTTTTGTGAATAAGCGTTACACGATATACCGGCCGACATTTGTTACGTTCATCACCACCGACTACGATAGTTTGAACATGACTGATTTTACGACCTTTTCCCATTTTACCAACTTTATTATTTTCGTTAGCACGAGTAATAATGTAAGGCATAGTTCTTGTGTTTGTTTGTTTATTATTTATGATTCAAATATAATAATTATATATGGTATGACCAAACAAATCTTAAAATTTATTTTGCATCATCATATATAATAGTGAGTGAACCATCAGATTCCTCACGAGCTTTAATTTTATTAATAACTTGATTAATGACAATAGTTGCAATAGCCATTTTGTCTTTATTCAATGTTACAGGACAATAATCAATTAGTTTACGATAAATATATTCAATTTGTTTCTTAAATATACTTGTAACTTCGGGTTCAAATCTATGAATATTATCGTAAGCCTTTTGATTAATAACAAATAGGATATACAACTGTTTATCATCAAAAACAAGTCTATCTTCGATTTCTTTAACAACATCCAAAACCATTTGACCAGCATCTTGCTGACTTGTTTTGAAACAATTAATATTATCACAATTAATTCTATCGAGAATTTCTTGAACGATATTATAATAATACTTGGTTGAATGTCGATAAAGTTTACCAAAGATATTAACAACTTCTTCAAGAGCAAAGAACATAATATAACAATATATCATCGTCAGATTTGTCATCAGAATAATATCATTATATATACCTCTTTTCTTAAAATCTTTTTCTTGTTCAGTAGTCACATTTGGTTAATTTGATTTTTTAACAGCTCTGATAACACTAATCAAACAAATTATTACAACAATCATAATTAAAATAACACTACCAGTATCTTCCATACGAGCTTGACTTTTCTGTTTAATTAGATTATCGTAATATTCTGAACTTAAATTAGGATTAATAGTTCCAACACCTAATTCTTTTTCATATTTAGAAATATCGAATTTTCTTACAGCAGATAATGCTGCACCTCGTGCGTGTTCAGGTTCTACACTTGGAAATACTATATTAGCACCAACACCTTTAGGAGCATTTTCGACACGAGTCATTGTTGGATTAGGGTCTTCGAACTGAATAACACAATCTTCTAAATTTGGCATATTTTACATGACATAAATAACAATTCGAGTAATATATACTTGTCTTTCAGTAGGCTCAGTTTCAGTTTTAAGAATATATTCTTTTCGACGAACTACATATCGAACATTATTGATTTCGATATAATCGTCACGACTAACATTAATATCACTTTGTATAGGTAAATTAATAATAGTACCTTTTGTTTCAGATATAATTTCACATAACATAGTTTAATCTTATTTTGAATTAGGATTGTAAGGTTTAATCATAATTGCTATTCTGTTATGATAATGATATGTAGAAATAACAGTTTCTACAATAGTTTCATGACGAATAGCAACGATTTGAAATAAACCAGTTAATGAAATATCATGTTCTATATTATTTATAATATCTCTACTATACTGGTCAAGTTCTTTCTTTATATAAGTAGTTTCAAGGTCTACAATATCATTTTCATGATAAGGATTAGAATCAATGTCAAATTCTTCAGTTGTAGCATTATTATCTACACGAACAAAGATAGCTTTCATATTAACAATAATATTAGTGCGACAAGTGGGCGTGCAACCTCCTCTCCCACCGGGGAGCGGAGCGGCTGGGCGTAGCCCAGCTGCGTAGCCCTCTCCAGTTGCAACTTATTTTTTATTAGCTTTTCTGTAAGCATCACGAAATTCTCGAACAGTATCAGCGAACGATTTACGATAAATACGCCGACGTTCTTTACAATAGTAAACGATTTGTGCGATACCGTTTACTTCTTTAACAGATACAATTAGTTTAGCAGTCATATGATTAACAGTTTATACTCCAATAGCAATACCAGTTAGGAAAGCTAATGAAATAATTATATAAATAATACCAGTGAGAGTTTTTGATTCATCACCGTCAATACATTTGCAAAAGCCTATTAGACCTACTAAACTCCAAAAGACTATTGCTATTATTTTCCATATCATAAATTAATACTGATTATGAATCATTGTATCAATTTTACAAGTATTTTCGAGATAATCAAGATATTTATGATATGAACTTTCACTTGTAAAACGATATGAATACTGATTATGGTCTGTTTTAATATCAACAAGATGTCCATTATCATCTAAATAAATAGACTCAATAGAATACTTATCAATATAAACATCCCCCAAACATACAAAACCATCTTGAATATCATCATTAATAGCTTTATCAATTGCTCTATCTTTGGCCTTATTATAGGTATAAGTAATAGCGGAAATAATAAAGCAAATGATGATACAAATACAAGGAAGAAAAAACATACTGTTCGACATAATTGAATTATTATTAAAATTTATAATGTAAAATGTGCTATAACTTGACCAATCAGTAAGAATAATAGTACGAGAGATACTATTTTAATATTTTTATTTACTGATTTGAATGTTGATATTTCTCGTTGAAGTTTACCAATGTAAGATGTTTGTCTTTCAAGTCGGTCATTTAATTCTTCATTACGAGATATGAGGGCTTGTACTTTTTCTGATATTTCACGAGCTTGTTCTGTTGCTTCTCCAATAGTTTTAGATTTTTGTAAACTAAGAAGTCTTACTTCTGCATATTGAAGAATAAATTCTCGTGATGTTGTACCTAATGCAGATGTTTCTATCGAACTAAGTATATCATAAATATCTTCGATAGCTAATGTGGGAAATTTCTTATATAATGCCATCATATCAGGCATTGTAATACTACCCATACCTGCAACGATTGTACGTTCTAATGCAGATATTTTTCGTTTAGGAGATTCTGTTGTGTTCATAGTTGATTAAATTAATGAAATGAGATATTTTACAAGTAATATAATCCAATATCCTGCAAATAAGAATATCAGAAATGATGCTTGTAGTTTTTCTGTTAGTGTAAACTCTGGTTCACCAGTTATGTCTACTGAATTTCCTATTGTTAATTTAACAAATAAATAGGAAATAATAAATCCAATGATAGCACAAGTCATGATGGTTATAATATTAAAACTATTGTAATTAATAATAAAGATAAGTAATATAAAAGTAAAGAATAAATAATTACAATTAATATTACAAATTCTATTATAATTACAATGTTAATTATTATATTTATGATTAATAAAAATCAAATTAAGAATATTAATACTCAAAATGATGAAAAGAATAATGAAAATATTGTTATTATTAATAAAGATAAATGTAAAGGTTATAATATTGTAAAAAGTAAAAATAAAAAGAATGAAAATATTATTACAATAATTATAACAATTACTATTACGATTTTAATGATAACAATATAAGGAAAAGATGATAAAAATCAAAAAGATAAAAGAAAAGAAATAATTATTACAAATATTATTGAAAATGATAAAATAAATATTACTGTTAAAAATGATACAAAATTATTAAGAACAATATAAGGAAATTAAATTGATATTGTTAATGAAAATAAAGATATGAAAAATGATTAAAATATTAAAGAAATTAATGATAAAAAATTAATAATAAAAAGAATATGAAATAATAAAAAGAATGATATTAAAAATAAAAATGAAAATATTAATATAAAAAATATTATAAGATTGTTAAGAACAATTATAGGAAGATTATTTGCCTAAAATTAGAGATTCTGATAGTGAGAATAATAAAGATAAAAGTGGAGATAATACCTCCGCAACTAATCACGCTTTTCTTATTAAATTTTGTCTTACAATTTCATTTACTCTTTCTATATCATTTCTTACATCATTTTCTATCAAACTTTCTAATTTAATTACTCGTGTTTCAGATGTTCCTACTACTTCTTTAATTTCTCTTAATTTTCGTATTAAAATTCGAAATTCATTTTCTCTTTCTTTTTGTAGATTTACAAAATGCGTAATAATAAATCCCGTAATTGTGATAATTAATAGCACAACATAACACGAAATTAATATCGCTTGTGGAATAGTAAATCCTATTTGTTCTAATGATAAACCGAATATAGCTAATGATTCAATTAGAATTAATGCTATAAATCCTAACCATTTCATAGTTTTAATAATGTTGGTCGTAATATAAATTAAAGTGTTGGTCGTAATGAAACTGATAATTTACGAAAAGAATGACGAACATCATTACGACGTTCGCCATCCTTAACGTTAGTTGTTTAGTGTGTTACCGGAAGCGAAAGCAGTGTATTTCTGTCTTCCTCGTTAGCCATATTCGGAACACGTCCGAACATAAGACGGAAAGTTTCAACGCGATATGCCATATCACCGGCAGCGTTTGCGGCTCCATTGATACGATTAATCGCGGCACTTTTGAAATCAGTATCTTTGTACTCCTTGCCGATAGCTTCTACTATCATAGTTCCAGTAGTACGATAGGGCACAAGTTCGCCTACTTTGTACTCTTTTCCGTCCACCGTTACCGCTTTTTTGGTCTTGTAGCCCCATTCGCCCGGCTCTCCTTTCGGGATTACCCGCAACGTCATTTCGTAATACTTGGGCGGATTTGCGAGCGTGTTTAACTCCTCTACCATATTTCCGGTATTATCACGTTCGGCACTTTCCTCGTTAATACACAGACACGAGAAACCGAACATTTTCGCCCTACTTTCGGTAATACTTAGCGGTGTATCAAGTTTCGCACCGCTTTCGGCATCAAATGCACGCAAGAATACGACGTTATCGGTATTCTCTTTACCATTAATTGCCAGCGGTTTAGTTTTACCACTAATGCGAACAACCTTAACAACGGTTTCGGTTGCTTCTTTGATTTGCTTTGCCATAGTTGAATAATGTTTAATTAGACTATTCAGGAAACGTTTATTTTTTTCTTTCCTGCAATCTCAAGCGGGGGGCTTCGCAAACCCTTGAATGGACGGGGCAGTTTCATTAGGTACTTCCACAATATAAACATTTATATTATTTCCGATACCCATAATAAAACTCACACATTCGTCATTAAAATTATCTATAAAATCCCCTTTATCTATCATTATAAAATCATTAAAATATATAAAACATTTATCTTTATCATCATTATTTATATAAACACTTCCACGATATAAATACTTATATTATTTTTAACACTAACAAAAATACTTTTATAATCATTAATATTTTTATTATTTTTATCTTGAAAATAATCATTAAAATCATTTTGAAATTTATAACAAATACTTATATTATTTCCGATACCTATAAAAATACTTATATTAATATCTAAATCATCATTACAATCATCTCTATCAATATTCCTAAAAATCCGAAAAGAATCTATAATTTAATTATCTTTATTTTTAACATTTTGAAAATTCTCATATAAATAGTAATATAAATTTCAATATCCTTATCTTTTATATTATCACAATAACTATTAAAACTGTTAAAAATTTCATTATTATTTTCTTAATTTTAAGAATTACTTTTATCAACATTGAAAATTTTATTAGTTTCTTCATTAAAATCTCTATTATTTTCATTACCATTTTCCTTAATTTTTGAATTAATTTTTAATGTAATTTCAATATTACTTGTAATTTGACCTGTAAGATTACCTGTAAAATGACCTCTATCTTCACTAAAATCTACAATTTTTGCATCATTATTTTCCGTAATTTTTGAATGAATTTTTGAATTAATTGACCATATACCTATATATAGTAATAATATTACAAGTAATATTATTACAAATAATGAATATATAATATATATACAAATTCCAACTCGTAATTCAGAAACTATATCAAATAATCACGTAATTAATAACGAATTTAATAACGAAAAAATTAGTTCAAAAATTAGTAATTTTAGTAGTGCAATTGGTCAAGATACTAATGTCGCCAAAATTGATTCTTTTGGTGGGAAAACTGGTAATGCAAAAAGTGGTAAACTTTGAAGAGCTTTTAATAGGGATTTTATTAGTTTTAACTTGTGTACTCCCGGTGGGGGAGCAGGTTGGACGCCCACTCGTGAGGTCTTTTAATCGCTAATACTGTAATTACTATTAGACTTATTGATAATTCTGCTTCTGATAGTGATAATTTTATTAATTCAGTTTGAAATTTATTTAGATTTGTTTGCATGGGATAAGATTATATTATATATTTGTACTCGTAGTTATAATAATGTAAATCCTAAACAAAGTAAAACTATGGAAACAAAAATTGCATTTAGTCCTCGTGGTAACAAAGTTCTTCTTCGTGCAGATTTTGAAGTATCTACTCTTAATATTCTTAATAACGAGGAGATTAATAAGATTCCAGCTAAAGCTTATACTGTTATGGCTGTTGCCGAAAATGTCAAAGGTCTTAACATTGGAGATAAAGTAAAACTGGAAAACGGTTGTATTCCTACTCTTATTCAAATGCCGGGCGATACTCAAACACTTGCTGCTAAACAGAAAATTCATCGTGAAGGTAAATCCATTGTTGGTGTTGGAACTGTTAAGTTTAGTGAGTTTGTTCTTGTAGATGAATATTCTATCGTAGGTGTTTGGATTGAATCTCCTACCGTTAATAATTAAATTATGCTTAATCCTTTTGTTTATGATAAGTTAGTTCCTTTCGTAGATGAACGTATTGAAAAACATCTTAAACCTTATGTTCTTCGACGACCTGCTTCTTATAAACGAAGTGTTGCAGCTTGGGAAAAGCTAAGACCTGACCAAAAGGCGAAAGTATTAGAGTTACTGGAAAGAACGCAAAAGGATAGTGTTGCTAAAGCTATGATGCGAGGAGATGAAGTTGTCAGTGTTCCTCGTGTTGGTAGATTTGAATACAGTCCAGCTAAGTTCTTTAAGAAAACTCATGCTGAGGAACTTGAAGGTTTAAGTCGAGAGGAACGTAAAGCAAAGATTATTGCTTATCATATTGCTAATCGTCGTAGACGTAGAACTGCCGAAGAAGATGGGAAGAAAATGCGTTTCAGAAAAGATTTTACCAAAGGGTAGAATACTGTACTTTAATGAAGAGGAACATAAGTACACAGATGATTTAGGTAATGGTTACATATCTGTTACTACTCTTATTGGTAAATATACGCAAGAATTTAAGAAAGAAGAAATTGCCGCAGCGTGTGAACGTATAGGTAAGAATCCTCGACATCCAAAATATCAAAAATATAAAGGTAAAACTAAAAAACAAATTCTTTGGGAATGGGAACAAGAAACTATTAAGGCTTGTGATAAAGGAACAAAGAAACATAATTACCTTGAAACTGCTATTAAGACTTGTAATGGATATAAGCTGAACGCTAATGGTTTTATCAATGATAGAATCTATACGATAGATGATATTGTTGGTAGTCATAAATACGGTAAGCTTAATCTTGAATATTTTGTTAAGACTGGTATTCGAGAGAAGTATCCTGATATATTTAGTCTGATTGCTGCTCTTGTTACGAAAGGTTATCATATCTACGCTGAGATTGGTGTTTATGATAGCCAAAATCTTGTTTCCGGTCTTATTGATATTCTCTTAATTCGTGATAAGGAATTTATTATTTTAGACTGGAAAACTAATAAGGCTCCAATTAGATTTGAAAGTGGTTATTATGATAAGAAACTTGATGGTACACTCGACCTCAATAATTTTATTTATAAAGAGGAATATTTCGGTGCACCGCTTGACCACCTCGCAGATAGTATAGGTAATCACTATGCAATGCAACTTTCTACTTATGCTAATCTTGTTGAGAGCTGGGGTTATAAAAATGTAGGAATTATTCTTTGTCATATTAGAACTATTCAGAATCAATTTCAAGACGAAAATGAAGAAGATGAGGAAGTCGTAGAAATGTATGATATTCCTTATCTTAAAAATGAAGTCGAAATGATGATTGCTGATTATTCAAGTAAACATATTTATAAAACTGCTAAAACACTTTTCTAAGCTATGAAAACTATTAAGATTTATTATATAGATACTCGTGGTAAACTTGCAGTAAATCTTATTAGGATTTTTAATAGTAATTATCGTGGGCAACTATAAAATTTAGTTTGGACGATAGAAATGTTATAAGTGATGATACAAATGGTGTCGCCAGTGGGCGTCCAACCCACTCCCCCACCGGGTGAGGGTGCGGAGCACCCGAAAGGCCGAGCGGAGCGAGGCCCACACAAGTTACAAAAAGTATTACAAATATGAAAGCAACTAAGGAATCAAAATATAACGCATTATTTAATAAACTTATTGGTATAAATGATTTACCGAATAGACTTATTGAAATTGCGAAAGATTTAGAATATCCTATATTTAGGAAAAATGATAGTTATCCTATTAATCTTAATATTTGGGGTATTCGTTCTAAAAGTAGTTGTACTAAACATTATAATGATGTTATTGTAATGTTTTATGAACGAGATTTTAATATATGGGAATGTATGGTTTTTGAAGCTACTACTGACCCAAGTAATCTAAATCTTGAAACTCCTGTTAATAATAAAGGTTGTGCAGTTCTTCGAGAAGGTGTACACAAAGCTCTTTGGAAAATAGGTAAACATAAAGGACAATATAAAGCTCTTGTTCAAGCTAATCCTTGTCAAGTAATTCGTGACAATAATCGAGATGACAAAATTGATATTACCGATAATACTGACTTTGGTATGTTTGGTATTAATTTACATAGGGCGTCAAGCTGGAAAGTAAGTGATGAGATTGGTCTTTATTCTGCTGGTTGTCAAGTTATCAAAGATGTAAATCAATGGAATGATATTATTATTCCTTTGTTTAATAAGGCAATCGGTAAAGGAACTCAATCTTATGTTCTTATTAATGAAATGGATTTAGATTTGTAAGTTATGAAAGATACTGTTCGATATATATTTTATATTGTTTTGATTCTTGCGATTGGTATTGGAGCTACTTATTTAGGTAGACATATTAATCGTAAGTTTTTAGGCATTGAGAAACATGATGAAACTATTAAATCTTTAAGAGATAGTCTTAATAGTTTCATTGAAAAATATGATAGGATTATTAATGAACAACAGTTTGTTATTGATAGTCTTAGAGAAATTAAACAAAAAACTATTACTATTTATGAGAAAGCTGAAAGTGATTTTAATGATAGTAATATCATTAGTGATGATTCCGTTCTCCGCTATATCGCAAAAAAGATACAAGATTGATGGCGATACGGTTATTGTTTTTACTCCGAAAGAAACTCGTAAGTTAGCTATAAAACTTCTTGAAGGTGAAAAATATGAAAAACTTTATCTTACTGCCAATGAAATTCAAAAGGTACAAGATAGCGTTATATCCTTCCAGTCTTATCATATTGCTATTCGTGATAGTCTTTTGGTTGTTTCTTTTGGTGGCCTTGATTCACTCAATAGTAAACTAATTGATTATCAAGAAAGATATTTAGCTGAACGAAAAAAGAAACGTAGAAATGGTTGGATTGCAGCTGGTTCTATTGCTTTGAACGCTGTATTAATATTTGTGTCAAGTCGATGAGTAAAATTAAAAATTATATTCCTAAGAGTTGTGTATTAGCTGGTGTTGATATTCTAACTGTTATTACAGAGAATAAACAAAACGCTGGAAATCTTGGTAAATCTTCTATTGCTAATGGTGTGATTCAATTACAATCATTAGATTATGGAATTGAGGTTTCTAATACACAAATGCAGAATACATATTTTCACGAACTTATTCATCAAATGCTTAATAGTATTGGTGAATTAGAATTGAGTGAAAATGAAAAGTTTGTTCAGAATATGGGAAATATGATGTTTGAGTTTCTTCGTACTGCTGATTGGATTAGGTTAGAAGAGTTCAAACATAATAAGTTTTCTGATGCAGATAGTAATGCACCTTTTATTCAAGAAGGTATTGCTGAAATAAAATAATGTATGGTACATGGATTTAAGATAGAAAATGATAAACTAATTCTTGATGTAGAAGAAATACTTCAATATCCTTTACTTCAACAGATATATGCTCGTGATGATAGTAAAGATAAATCTTTTGCAGAAAAAGAATTTAGATTTATACTATATTTATCCGATAGAAAAGGTTATGTAACGAAAGCAGGACTTACTAAAAAAGAGGCTTATGCTTATGCTAAGTCTAATGCTGGTTTAGATGAATCTTATCTACCGGATAAAGTTGTTTTATCTGCTATTGAATTTGTAAAATCAAATCTTAATATTACAGCTGTTGAAGATTTAATTAATTCTACTATTAAATCTTTGAATCTTTCAAGTAAGTTAGTTCGTACATTAACTGATGGTATAGAAGATTTAATGTCGAAAGAACTTGAAATGAAAGATTTAGCTCTTTGTGAAGATACTCTCAAACAGATTATTAAAATTGCTAATGAAATTCCTGCGCGAGTTGAAAGTCTCACTGAACTTAATGATAAGTGGGATAAGATTGAAAAAGGTGTAACGTCAATTCGTGGTGGAGCTGAATATAGAGATAGCTATGACGGAACAAATGATAGAGCATCTAATGCTCCTAACGAAACAGAAACATTATCGTAAAGACAATCGTTATGGTTATGAAACTGGTCGAAGTCCGTTTATAGATTACATACTTGAAGATAAAGAAAGTTATAAACCTTTATCTTCAAGTATTTGTCGTTTTACTGGTAAACCTTGGATTGACAGAGATAACGATTTTCTTATAGGTGAAAGTGGTGGTGTACTTATGAAGATAGACTTTATCTTCGTAGGTACTGAAATATTTAGTCGTGTTGCAGACTTTTATGAAAAACATGGATGTTATTGTCTTGAACCTGATGATAGTCCTAATGCCGTAAAGTTTTGGCAACGTGAAATGGATAGACGAGTTAAAGGTGTTCAAGCATATTGTAAATTATACATTAAAGATATTCCTGCTTATTTAGCAGCTAAATCTGATGCTGAACGTAAGGCTTTACTTCATAAAGTTCGTATAACTGGTGACCATTATAATTATCTTAATTATGGTCGTATAGATCGTGCTCCTAACGAAAAAGAACGAAAACAATTAGATAGAGAAGGTCTTTTCAAAGTTCATACAGTTGCTGGATTTCCTCGTTTTTGGGATGGAGATTATTGGAATTTCAAAATTGATGAATTAATTGCTAATAATAGTTGCAATTTATGTAAAGCAAAAGCTCGTCGTAAAGGATTTTCATATAAACGAGGTAGTCAAGCAGCTAATACATTAAATGCTAATAAGAATGTAACTGTTATTCTTGCTGCTGATACATTAGATTATTTAACTGTTAAAGATGCTACATCTTATATGGTTAAAGTTAATCTCGATTGGTATGAAAATCATACTTATTGGAAACGAGGTTATTTAAGTGAGAATTTCGATAAAGGTATTGAACTTGGATATAAAAAGACTAAAGAAGGTCAAAAGGCTTTTGGATTTCGTAGCAAACTTTTAAGTGTTGCTATTGGTAGAAATGAAAGTGCAGCTGTTGGTAAAAAGGCTATCGAAATAGATTTTGAAGAAGCTGGTCGTTGTCCAAATCTTCAAAAAGCGTTAGATGTAATGTTATCTAATGCGGAATCTGGTGCTGAAAGAATTGGTACTATTCGGGTTTATGGTACCGGTGGTACAAAAGGTGCTAACTGGGAAGCATTTGGTAACTGTTTTTATAATCCCGGAAAGAATGATATGCTTCCTATGGAAAATATCTGGGATGCTAATAGTAGACATGCTGTTTGTGGTTTCTTTTTTCCGCAGATATGGGATTATGAACCTTTTGTAGAAGATGGTAATTCTTTACTGTTTGCTTCTTGGAAGGATGATTATGATAAGAAACGTGGTGCAGAAAAAGAGAAAGATGCTGGTGAATATAATATTTATGTAGGTCAACGTGCTAATAGTCCTAATGAGGCATTTACGAACACACAAGAGAACATTTTTCACAGTCCGGAACTTACTAATCATATTAATGCTATTAAATATGATAAGTCTAATCATTTTTATGAAGATGGTTGGTATATACTTGATGATGGACGTGTTAGATTTGTTACTAAACAAGAATGTATTGAACGAGCTATATTTGGTTCCGATAGATTCCATGAATATATAACTGATGTACCTCATAATTCAAAGACTGATGTTCATGGTTGTATAAGAGAGTTCTATTCTCCTATTCCAAATGATGGTAGTCTTTATTTTATTTCTTATGACCCATATCGTGTAGATAAAAATAAAGAAGAAGTTAGTACAAAAAATTCACTTGCAAGTTTTCAAGTGTGGATGCGTACTAATAGTAAAACTCCTTACATGGGTAAACGGCTTGTTGCTTCTTATTGTGGCCGTCTTGATACTATGGAAGCTGTCGATAAACTTGTTCTTTATGCTTGTTTACGTTGGAATTGTAAAGTTCTTTACGAGGCTGGTACTGGTGAACTTGTTACTAATTTCAAGAAATGGGGTTATAGAGATAAGTTGCTAAAAGACCCAAGTAGTTATATTAATCGTAGTGTTGATGGCCCTCGTATTACTGGTTATGGTATTGTCATTGGTGATGGCGATATTAAGTTAGAAGGTATGCGCATGGTGCGGGATTTCTTATACGAAATTGTCGGAAAAACGTCCGACGATACACCAATATATAGATTTAATCAAATTTATGATATAAGTTTCTTATTAGAGTTGGATAGATTTATATTTGGGCGTAATGCAGACCGATTAAGTTCGGCTATTGTTGCAATGTTTGAATTTCGTAAAGATTCCCTTTTACTTGAACGAGAAGCTAACTCGAAAAGTAAAACTAATAACACTGGTCGTAAAGTTAATAGATTCCTAAAATGAGTGAACGTGATTTAAGAGCAACTCCACTTGTTATGCCTGACCAGCGTGCAAGTACTGCTACAAAACAAACGAAAGCTTGGTACATTCCTAATTGTAATTATTGGATTAATCTTGCTATTGGTCAGAATGATAAAACTGTTACGCAGAAATTTCTTGATGCTGCTAATGGTTTAGTAGACCCTAAGACTTATGAATATGTTCTTCGGAATTATATTGATAAGGTTGGTGAGAAAGCTGTCATGTATGGTGAAATACGTGATGTAGATTTTCTTACTCCTATTAAAGAACGATATATGGGAGAATTTATTAACATGTTCTCTAATTATCAAGTATTTAATAATGATCCTTCTGTAACTCTTGCTCGCAATAAAGTTCTTGCTGATAAAGTAATGGCTTATTGTAATCAAGAGATTATTAATCGTCTTAATAAAGCGGGATTTAATACTGGTCAAAAGACAATTAAACAAGGTGAACTTAACGATATTATAGAGGAAGTTCTTAATGATTGGATTGATGATGTAACTATCACAACTCAAAAACGTCTTGAACTTATCAATACTATTGTTGAAGCAAAAGACAAATATCAACAATGCTATTTCTATTGGTGGGCTTGTGAAGAGGTTTATACTTATCGAGAAGTTTATAAAGGTGATGTTTATCTTCAAGTAATATCTCCTCTCGAATATTATCGTATTGAAAGTGGTCAACGATATATCGAAGATGATGATGCAGGACTTCGTGTTTATCGAATGACTATTCCACAAATCATTGATAGATTCCGTGATGAACTTACAGATGCAGAAATGAATTATCTTAAAGATATTTATACTGTATCTCCTAAATATGATGCTCCTGATGGTATAGTTCAAATCTTCAATAAAACAGATTTTGCTGAACGTAAAGCTATCTTACATACTAACGCAGAAGCACTTCGTAGTGAAGCTCGATTATATGGTAAAGAAATTGATATTTATCATTATGTTTGGAAAACTGAAATTAAACAAGGTATTCTTAAACATCGAGATTTATTAGGAAATATCGTTGAAAGTGTTGTAGATGAGGATTATGAATTTGATGCTTCTGCTGGTGATATTGAAATTGAATGGGAATGGATAAATCAAGTTTGGGAAGGTTGGCGTATCGGTGGTTGTCATAGTGGTATTTATATTAAGCCACGACCTATTGAAGTTCAACGTGAAAGGTTTAACAATTATAGTGATTGTAAATTACCTTATAATGGTATTGTAGGTTTACATAAAGATAATCTTCGTAATCCTATTCCTTTCCGTGTTTTACCTTATCTTGCTCTTTATCGTATTTATACTTTACAACAAGAACGTGCGGTAGCTAAGTTTAAGTCTTGGTTATTATTCCCTGAAAGTATTCTCGCTGATAGTAGTGATATGACTACCGAGGAACGTCTTGCTGTTGCGAATAAAGATAGTTTCTTACCGTTTGATGATTCTGATGCACAACCTAATGCTTTACAATCTATTCGAGAAGTAGCTACAAGTGCTATTACGAATTATATCCAAATGCTTGATAATCTTAAACAAGGTTTGAAAGCAGAAGCTTGGGAAGCAGCTAATATGAATAATGCTCGCTTTGGTGATGCCAAAGATTATGCTGGTAAGGCTGTTAATGAATCGAATTATTCTCAAGCAATGACCGGAAGTGTTTGGAGTCTTGAATGTTTTAATCTTTTCCGTGAACGTGATTATGTTGCAAATATTGATTATAGTAAGTTTGCTTGGATTGATGGTAAACGAGGTTCTTATGTAGACCCGACAACTAATAAAGTTGTTGTAGTTGATATTGATGGTTCTTCTGATTTCTCTGGTAATATTGGAATTTATATTCGTAATAATGCCGATGTTCAGAATAAGCTGAACATGATGAAAGAACTTGCATTTAGTGCAGGTCAGAATGACCAACTGGAAGTTGCTATTGAAGCTATTGAAAACAATAATATTACTTCTATTGCTAAGAATATTAAGAAAGCTATTCAAGCTCGTCGAGATTATGAACTTCAAATGCAACAAGTTCAACAACAAGCTCAAGCAGAAGTTGAACAAATTGTTAGTCAGCGTGAAGCAGCTAAACAAGAATTTGAAGCTCAACAAAATGCTCTTGATAGAGAACATGATGTTAATCTTGAGATTCTTAAACAAGAAGGTGAAAAAGAGATTTGGAATATGCGACTTAAAGTCGATACCAATGGAAATGGTAATATAGATAAAGATGAAGCTATGGCTGCTCAATCTGGTTACACTGCTTCTGATGTTAATAGAATAAAGTTACAAAAAGAATTAAAGCAATGATGACCGAGAATTATCGACGGCGAGCAAGAGAACCTGCAAGATAATACTACTATAATTATTGATAATATATTATATATAGTATATCTTTGTTCATGTAATAATATTCAACTATAAATAAATACTAATATGGCTGTTGAAAAAGTTGTTATACCTGATGATGAAACTCAGGAGCAAAAACAAGAACGTCTTCGTAAAGAATTAGAAGAACGTAAAGCTAAGGAAACTAAAGAAGCTCAAGAAGCTGAAGAACGACGTAAAGCTGAAGAGGAAGCTGCTCGTAAGAAAGCTGAAGAAGAAGGTGATAAGGGTGGTTCTACTGGTAATGGTGAAGAAGAAACTGAACCTGAACAAGTAGAAATTGATGGTACTCTTTACACACTTGATGATAACGGAAACGCCGTAGATGATAACGGTGAAATTAAGTTCACAAAAGAACAAATTGATGCAATGTCTGATGAAGGTGCTAATGAATTAGACGGTGATTATATCGAAGCTATTTCAAAAGCCAGTGGCATTGTTATTAAAGATGAAAAAGGTGAACCTGTTAAGTTTGAACCTACGATTGAGGGTTTTGCTAAACGTGAAGCTGCTGTAAAAGCTCTTGGTGAACGAGAGGGTTTTGCAAAAGGTTTTAACGAATTTTTAGCTAACAATCCTGATATTGCAGCTCTTGTTGAATATAAGAGTAAGTTCGGTACAATCGAAGGTTATTCAGCAAATGTAGATTATAGTAAAGTTGAAATCAAAGATGATGATGATTTACTTGCTGATTTAATCTATAAAGCTGAAATTCAAAAAGGTACTTCCCCGGAACGTGCCAAACGAATTGTTGAGTTTGCAAAAGCAAATAATACTCTTAAAGATGATGCAACTGAAAGTCTTAACTGGTTGCGTAAAACTCAAGAGAGTGAGATTAAAGCAATTCGTGAACGTGAGGCCAAAGAAATGCAGGCTGAACTTGAAAAGGAAATTAAATACTTTGGTGTTTCGTATGAAGATGACGGTACTGTCAAAGTTCATAATGCACCGGGTAGTCTTTATGATTTAATTGTTGTTAAAGGTCAGATTGGAGAATACGCTCTTCCGAAAGAAGGTCTGAGAATTAAGACAACTGATGGTGAGAAACTTGTTTCTCGTCAAGAGTTATTTGATTATTTCTCTCGTCCTGTTCAAGAGATTAATGGAATGGTTTATAGTCAAGCACAGATTGATGAAATTAATCGTCTTTCTAATCCTGCTGAATTGGCTATGCGATTTATTATGAATCTTGACGGTGGAGTTGACCAACTGATTAAAGCTGAACTTGCTAAAAAAGAAGTTAAACGTCTTCGTTCATTAGCAAGTAAGACTGGTAAAAACAATGGTAATCCCAGAGTTCAAAAGACTGCAAAGGATGATAAAATTGTTTTACCTATTAAATAAAGCAAATGTTCTTGCCTTATAATAATAACTTAACCAAAAATCTAATTTACAATGCGTGAAATTGGAACTGTAAAATTTGACTCGAATCAATATACAGATGCTAATATGCTTCTGAATTTTGATTTGATTGACCCTGTTAAACTTAATCGTAATCTTACTTATCTTTGGGGTAAGGATAGTGACAAGTATCCTCTTCTTACTCTTACTGAGGGTCAGGGTGCTGTTACAACAAAAGTTAAGCTGAATGGTGGTGATACTCAATATACTTGGGAAATTGCTCCTCGTCAGCGTGTTACTTCTCGTCTGAAAAAGCTGGTATCTGATAAAACTGCTATTCAGCCTTACGGAACTGTTGAGGTTGAAATGGAGGATAATTGGTTTATTTATCAGCACACTGCTATTGCTCCTTCGGGTATGCAATGGCGTATTCAAAATGAGGGTATTGCTACTTCGACTGGTGGATACGTTTATCGTTTTACCAATATGTCGGGTGCTCCTATCTCGGCTGATGCTGTTGCAAAAGACTTCATTAGTGGTGCTATTTGGGCATTAGGTGCTTCGACTATTCCGGGTAGCAAGTCTGACGGAAACCGCTCGAATAACCAGTCGTTCAGCAAGGCAACTAACCAGTATGGTTACTACCGTTTCTCGAAAGAGATTGCTGGTAACATGGGTAATAAGGTTGTTAATATTGCCTTTGATACTGCATCTGGTGGTGAGCGTAGTCTGTGGATGCCTTACGAAATGAAGATGTGGGAAATCATGCGACGCGAGATGCTCGAAGAGGACTTGTGGTTCTCGGAGTACAACCGCGATTCGAATGGTATTATCCACTTAAAAGATGAGAAGACTGGTGAGGCAATTCCTCGTGGTGCTGGTGTTCTTGATATTCTCAAGGCCGTTGGTAATTATGAAACGTATTCTGTTCTGACGCTTAATCGTTTCGACCGTATCATCACTCGTATCTTTGACAATCGTATTGATTCTACTGTTGAGGAACTTGTTCTTTATTGCGGTAAAGGTTTCGCACGAATGTTCAATGATGCTATTTACTATGATGCTCGTCTTAAGAATTACTTTGTAACTCTTGGTGATAACGAGATTAAGAGTGATGGTGAGATGATGTCTTATGGTAAGTATTTTAACCGTTATAAGATGTTTAATGGTAAGATTCTTACTGTTAAGATTGTTGATATGTTCGACCACGGTATTCGTGCTCGTCGTGACCGTGAAGCCGGTAATATGTATCAAGGTCTGCCTATTACTTCTTATAGTGCTGTATTCCTTGACCATACTATGGGTTCGAATGGTGAGCGTAATATTAAGTTTGTTTGTGAAGAGGGTCGTGAGTATAAAGTAGGTGTCTATAAAGGTATGGCTGAACTTCCTGCTTCGTGGGGACTTGCAAGTGGTACTCAATTGTCGGATACGAAGGATATTGCTTCTTATGAAGTTCTTGGTTCGCAGGGTATCAATATTGATAATCCTACTACTTCGTTCTGGCTTGATTTAGCTCTGAACTAAACACCTAATTTGAGTAGTAATAATCGAAAGGTTATTACTACTCATTAACATATAAAAGATTGAATAACTTAAAATGTTAAAAATATGATTAAAGTTAATCGTTCAGTTCGTATTGAATGGAGGAACAATCCTTCTTCTTTTGAACTTCGGAATAAAGATGCTTTCAAAACTGACTTTCTTCGTCTTGGTTCTGCTATTCGTCCTGTTAATGAACTGCTGAGCCGTAGTGAGGAAATGCGAGTTCTTCTTCCTACTGTTGTTGGTGTATCTCCTATTGATAGTTCTTGGCAAGAACGAATCACTACATACTTAAATGATTTTCTTCTTGAGATTCCTGTTCATGGCTTAGAGTTCGATACTTCTTACGTTTTAGATTTAGGTAATCCTGCTCTGAAAAGTAATATCGACGAACTTATCGGCAAACTTAAAAAAGCTGATAAGATTAAGAATGAAACTGGTTCGGAACTTGAAGTTATTGTTCTGAAACGGATTAAGGAACTTGATGAAACGGAACTTTATAAGTATGTTACTTTTGTTAATATTCCCGATTATATTAGTTGGAGATATTGCCTTTTAAGTAGCAAAGTTGCTAATAAGGTTGAAGACATTAATAAGAGCGTCAATATTCAATTTTATCTTACTTCGGATAGTGAGCGTAAAGCACTCAAAGCTGCTCGGACGAAACTTCGCACTGATGCTCTCAAGAAATATACGGAGCTTATTAATAATCCGAATAGCGCACTTATCGACAACGTTGTTGTATCGACAGGTAGCGTAGGTGATTATTCAGAATTTATGGCAATGACTGCCGATGATAAGCAATCTGTTCTTCTTGAACTTATTGACAGTGACCCGCAGAAGTTTATTAGTATTGTTGATGATAAACATCTGGAGATGAAAGCTAAGATTACTATTTATCTTTGGATGAATATTATTCGACAACTTCCGAATAGTTCTATCATTGTCGATGCTTCTAATCCGGAAAATGTTATTGGTAATAATATTAATGATGCTATCTCGTATTTCTCGAATGATAACAACAAAGGTATTGTTGCCGAGTGGAACGCGAAGTATCGTAGTTTGAAAGGTTAGTCATGTATGAAACGGTAAAAGAGTTACACATCGAAATAGAGCAACGAATACAGCAAATAACATCTAATAGACATCGGAGTATTGCTCCTCAATTTATTGATATGATGCTGAATCGAGCTGCCGTTAAATATATACAAACTAAATCAAATAGGAAAACTAATTATAAAGGCGAAGGTCTTGAAGATAGTAAAAAACGTGTAGATGATATTCAATCATTAAAACGTGAAACACCGTGGCTTAAACTTAAACGTGATAAGCAAGATGCGGATTATCCAAATAGAGCTTTCGTTATTCTTCCGGGTGATTATCTAAAACTTATTTCTTCTACTTCTCGATTAACTTATGGTAAAGCTCGACTTGTTGAGAATTTACATGAGGTTTATCCTGATGATGAAGTTAAGAATTTATATTATCATCTAATTGATTTGTCTAAAATCACCTTAACTGGTGATGAATTTAATGGACAAATTATTGTTAATGGGAATGAGATTGATATTTCAGATATTCTTTCTCTTTATGATAGTGATTCAGACAAGATTGATTTGTATGAAATTGCAGGTTTAACTTGTGATAGATTACGTCAAACTCTTTCTAATGAATATAATGTTTATTGGGAGAATCTAATTGGTCGTTATTATAAAGATTGTATTATTATTACTTCTAATGCAAAAGATAAAATTACATTAAAAGTTAATGATACAGACATTCCTGTTATTACTTACAATACTACTTATGATGAGTTCGTAAATGTAGGAAATAAGTTTTCTGAAAATGATTTAATTGCTACCGAAAATATTCGAGCTACTCTAAACAACTTCTATGGTAATAAAAATAGACATCTTAATCCAATAAGTGAACTTGTTGATGATAGGCTGTTTGTTTATTATGGTGATGATTTTTGTGTTGATGCGGTTAAGATTTCATATATTAAGAAACCACGTCTTTTTAATATTGATATTAACCAAATGTCAGATATGGAAGTTACACCTGATTTCATAGATAGTGTAGTTAGCGATATTCTTCTTGTTCTTAAAGATGACAGTTTTAGTGCTGTTAAACAACAATCAAATTTAGAATAGAAAATGAAAAGTGTAATTGTCGCAAATGATTTTCTGACAACACTTGCTAATAACGATGTTAGCAAGCTGACTCGCGGACAAGCTGTTCTTCTTAATTCGGCTGGTAAAGTCGTTGCAGCTGCTTCGGATGTCAAGGATGATGAGATGTTGCAGTTTGTTCTTGGTCTTGGTGATGGCAAGGTTAAACGCGGCGTTTGGATTAATCCTAAGTGGTCGAAGCAACATAAGGAAAAGTATCTTGCTCCTGCTGGTAAAACGTATAAGTTTACGAATCTCGTAGCTAATCGTGGTATTGGTTATCAAGGTTTCGATGCTGAGGTTATTATCTCGTGCAAACCTATTAATTCTTTTGGTGGTTATCCTCTGGAAGTTTACAATGCCAGCGTAACTATCAACGGAATTGACGAAGCAAGTGCTGATATTATTGCTCGTCTGAAAGTTGAAGTTGAAAAGACTTTAACTAAGATTAATGCTCGCTTTGGTGCTGATAGCATTACGATTAATGATTTTACCGAAGCAAGTGTTACGTTCACTGGCGCCGTAGGTTTTGAGTATTATGTGACGTTTGATGGTATTCTTCGTGCTACGCTTGAAGAGGGTGACGAGAATCAAACTCCGGTTGGTACTTATGACCAAGTTGCTAAACTTGAGAAAGAAGCAGATGTTGCTGGTGTAGGTTATAATCCTAATTTCAAGGAATATGACCGTGTTTATGGTGATATTTTTACAGCTACCGAGGGTGTTATGTATGACACTTATGTAATTACTTCTCGTGCTGATTTCACACATCCCTTTAATTTACATACAGAGGGTTTACAGGTTACTCAATTTATTGCTATTGACAATACTAAAATTTCTGCAATTACTGCACTTGAAGAGGTATTGGCACTCATTAAGTAAGAAATTGATTTGTTAAAAATGTAACCACAAGGATAACTCCTAATGCTATTAATTGTGGTGTTAGGAGTTATTCTATTAATGATGCTAATGTTATGTGACAAGTGGGCGTGCAACCTCCTGCCCCACCGGGGAGCGAGGCCGCAGGCCGAGCCATACAAGTTGCACCATTATTATTATTAATCGTCATATAACAATAAATACGATTAGTATTATGATAAAGAAAATATGGAATAAAATAACTACTTTTTTAAGTGGTTATTATTCAGAACATAAAGACGATATTATTATCGGTTTCGTCATTGCTACTGTCGTAGGTATTTTATTTAAGGCTACTGTTGCTACTTGGTTTATGAGTTTATGGATTACATTAGCTTATCAAATCATTACTTGTGGTATTCAAGCTGCAAGAAAGAAAACAGTAACTGGTCTTAAAATACATCCTATTATTATTAACTTTGTAGTTGGAGTATTTATTTCGTTATTGTTCTTGGTATGGCAGTAATTAATCTTCGAAATGTTGTAGCGCTCGGTGTGCTTGAAGATGGTGTATATCCGAGTGTTTATAATGGCCAAACCGGAGAATATATTGGTACAGTAGATGGTGAAGGTGCTGGTGTTAAAACAGTTCCTACATTATATATGTACTATCGAAAGAATGGCCACCTATATTTATATAGGACAAAGGAGAGGATTGAAATAGACTTAACTAATGTAACTGCTTACGATAATAGTGCTCTATTTAAGCTAACTGAAAAATCTGATATTAGTTCTGCAAAAATTACTGAGTTTGAATCTCGAAATATTGATGTAGGACATTATGAATATAAAGTTCCGTGGGTTAAATCAACTCAACAATATCTTTATATACTTGTACCGATTGTTCGTTCTATACATACAATTACAGTACAAGGTATCATAAGTAATCAGATATTCACTCTTACTGGTATTTATGTTCACGAGGGTAAATCTTGGTGGATTTATCGGACGAATGTAAAGACCAATTTTGATTTTAATGATGCTGTTAATGAGATTCTTGATATTCAAGTATATGTTCGTGAGCTTACAGCAGAGGACTTAAATCCTGTTGAACAACTTACAAAACTTTTATTTGAACATATTAATAATAAGTTTAACCCTCATGAGGTAACAAAAGAACAAGTTGGTCTTGGCAATGTTGATAACACTGCCGATATAGATAAACCTGTATCTCGACCTCAGAAAGAGTATATTGATGCTCTTGAAAATAGGGTTAAAGGTTGGTTCAAACAGTTGAATGTTTGGATTAACAATCATGTTACAGAAGTTAATAAAAAGTTTCAAGATGTTTGGGCTGCTATAAACAAGAAACTTGATAAAGAAGATTACGAGAATGATAAAGATAATTTCAATGCTCATATTCGTAATTATGATAATCCTCATAAAGTTACTGCCGCACAAGTTGGTTTACCAACAGCTGCAAGTGATATTGAGAAATTAAAACAAAAAGCTCAAGAGCTTCAAGGTTTGCTTATTAATAAGCAAGATAAAACTTCTGAAGAACTTGTTACTGATAACAAACGTATTGTAGATGCTATTAATGAGATTTATGGTATTGTTGTAGAACATAATAATCATGTTCGTAGCAACAGTATTAATCAAATTGAAGTTACAAGTGAGATTCCTACTACGTTTGAAGATGGTACACTTTGGATTCGTATTCCTCGAAATGAAGAAGATTATATAACAATTAAGATTGAAGCTGTTCCGGTTGATTCTACTATACGAATGATTAATTCGGAAGGTAAAGAATCAGCAGGTATTGGTAGTGCAAGTCTTGAATGTTTAATTCAAAGTCGTTTACATTATATTGTAGAAAAAGAGAATTACATTACAAAAGATGTTTATGTCGATGTAGGTGTTGAAGATACGACAATTAATGTTGTTCTTACACCTAAGACTAAAAAGACATTAACTGTAAATGCAACTCCTGATAATGCTTTAATTATATTTACTGATAAACCTTCTAATGTAGTTATTGCTCAAGGTACTGGTACTCTTACATATGAAACTTATGACCCGCGTGATATTTTAATTCAGGTTAGTGCAAGTGGATATGAAACTTACGAAGAGCGTATTACGTTAGATGAGAATATAATTCGTGATATTACTCTTACAGCTCTACCGGTTGAACAAGGTGCTGTAAATCTTACGGTAGTCGATAGCGAAACAAAGGCCAAAATAGCCGCATACGTCTATGATAAGGATACGGGTGGTATATTAGGTCAAGTCACAAAAGATACGCCGCTACAACTCACCGGAGATGTCAATACGAGCCGAATTTTGAGGTTTGTTTCGTCGGGTTATATAGAGGTTGAACAACTGGTAACTTATGCAATTCCTACCGCAGAAGTTACTGTTGAAATGGATAAAGTTCCAGTTCAAAATGGTACTATCTATGCAACTGCTGTAAATACTGAATCTACTGCTTTAGACGGTGTTACGTTTGAGTATAAACTCAGTACTGAAAGTGATTGGAAACCTCTCAATAATGATGAATCGACTGCTGGTAAATCTGAGGCTGTTACAGCTCCAGTTGGAACAAGTGTTGATTTCCGAGCTTCTAAAACTGGTTATATAACTAACACTGGAACTGGTACGATTAATTCTATTGGTGAACATAGTGTTACTATTGTACTTGAAGAGTTACCGCCTGAACCTACTACTAAACAATATTATATCCATGCTGTAACTGAGGAATCTGTTAATATCACAACAGGTGTTCATGGTTATTTATGGAATAATAATAGTTGGGTTGAACAAACTTTACAAGGTGGAGCAATGGGATTTGCTTATACTGGTGAACCCGGAACTTCTATTCGTGTTAAGTTTACTGCTACCGGATACAACGATACTGAAAAAGATATTGTTTTAGAAGATGGTAGTACAGAACCGATTGATATTAAAGTTGTAATGACAGAGGAAACTCCTCCTCAACCTACTACTAAGGAATATTTTGTATTCGCTGTTACTGAAAAGAACGCACCTGTTAAAACAGTTACTGCTGCTTCTGTATTAGTTGGTAGTGAATGGATTCCTCAAGATTTACGAACTGTTGCAGCAAGTATGGGATTTAACTATACTGCTATACCAGGAACTGTTATTAAAGTCAAATTTGTTGCTACTGGATTTATTACTGAAGAAATTGATGTTACTCTTCAAACTGAAAGTGATGAATCTTTAATCATACCTGTTACTCTTCGTTTTGAGGACGGTATTGATTATATGCAAATCGAAGGTGACGGTACTAAACATCCTATATTTAGGGTTGGTAATGTCGAATCTAATTAACGGTTTAATGATATGAAAGAATCAGTAATTCGCAAAGTATTTTGTGCCTTAAATTGGCCTCCGAAAACTGGTGCTTTTCAGAAGTTAATTACTTTTGTAGTTGAAGGTTTAGCCACTAAGGCTGAATCTTCAACTGTTCAAGAATTACAAACAAAAGTAGAAACTCTTGAAGGTACTGTTGATACATTACAAGAAACTATTACTACTTTAAGTGGTAAAGTAAGTACATTAGAGAGTAATTATACTTCTTTGGAAAGTCGTGTAACTGCTCTTGAAACACCACAAGGTTAATATTAATCTACAACTATGGCACAACTTAATCTTCTTGAACGAGCTACGGAAGCTGTCGTAATGCTTAATAGTAATCGTCGGCAGGTTCTTGATATGTGGCTTAATGGTAAAAAAGTTTGGCCAATAGATGAACCTGTTGTAGAATTAGCTGTTGATAAAACTCTTGTTATTCTAAATAAAGATAATAATTATCATGATACCATAACTGTTTTCGCAAGTGATACAGCTGAATGGGAATTTGGTAATTAATTTGTTATTATAGTTAATCGACCAAAAAAAAAAACAAATGGCAACTATTCCGAGTTATTTATCATGGGTTCCTAAAACTGGTACTGGAAATGCACAGATTAAGATTAATTCTGTGAGTCCTTATACTGGTCGTGCCGATAGAAGCACTCAAGTTCCCGGTAAAATTGTTGGAAAGTCTAACGCAGTTACAGTCACGGTTCTTGAAAAGGCTGCTGACGAATTTATTACTCCCGATGGTTTAACTATTAATGTTGCTAAAGGTGGTGAAACAATTCATGTAACTGGTAAGTCTAACTCGAAACTTCTTACATTTAAATGGAAAACTAACTTCGGTATTGCAAATGTAACATCATTTAAGGTTAATGGTAGTACAACTGCTACGTCTGGTACTGCTATTACTGGTGACCCCGGTGCTACTGGAGAATATACTTATGATGTTACTGTTGTTGTACCGAAGAATGAAACTATTAAAGCTCGTTCTGCAACTCTTGAAATCAAGGGTGAAGGTGCGAGTATTGTTAAAACTATTACTATTACTCAGGCTCTTGGTGACAGCTATCTGTATCTCAATTCGCAGGGTACAACTACCGCAACTGTTACTATTCCGAAGGGTGGTGGTGAGCAGACTCTGAGTGTTCTGTCTAATGACGAATGGACATTCGAACCTGCTGAATAAATTAATTAATCATTTATGAGTGTTATCACTAATAAATGGAATGACGGGAGTGGAGATTCAATTACTATTGAATCTCCCTCTTTTCAAGGAAATCAGACTGTTAAAATTTCATCACCTGTTCAAAAAGGTACTTCTAAGAGAAGTATGCAGTTTATTGGAAAGTGTAAAAAAGATTCCAGTAAACAAGTTATTCTTACTGTTGAACAAGAAGCATCTGTTTATACATATGATTTAATATTAAGTAGTGATAATACTGAAATTGCCGCAAAAGGTGGAACTGCAAATATTACAGCTGTACTTAAAACGTATCGTAATGGTAATTTAGTTAGTACAGATAATGTTACTCCAGTTCTATCAGGAAGTGCTACTGGATTTTCTATATCTGGTGTTACAGTTACTGCAAGCAATCGAACTACTATTGTAGGAATTAAACGGAGTATTACTGTAACTGGCAAGTTCTCTAATACGTTCGATGGTCAAACTGTTTCTGCAAATATTATTATTATACAAGAAGCTAATATGGCTTCTTATGGTGCTTTAGAAGGTGGTTCACTTTCGGCATCTGATATTCCTGCAAGTGGTGGAACATCTTCGACCAATGTTACTAATATGTCACAGACAATTAGTTATACATCTGGTTCGACTCGTGCTGGTACAGTTACCTATTCAAAAACAAGTGAAATTACAGTTTCTTCTCTTGGAACTACAGTTAAGGCAAGAACTAAGGTTGGACAAGTTACTGTAACTTACACTGGTGAAGGTAGTGTAACTACCAATAAAACCGTTGATATTTATCAAGCTGAAAATAAAGTAACTAATAGTAATTACAATCCTCGAATCACTGCTTATGGAACTCCTACTGTAAGTATTGGTAGTGGTTTAACAGCAGCTGGTGGTTCTGCGAAGGTAAGTGCTTCTGTTACTAATACTGAAACTTATAATGCTTTGTATAGTTCGGGTGTTATTGGCCCGAATCAAACACGAAGCGTTGGTGGTAGTTTATCAATTTCTATGACTGTTAATGGTAATAGTAGATTCAGTTTATCTGGAAATACGATTACTCATAGTAGTATGGGAACTAATGAAACTACTGATACTGTTACTATAAAAGCTGTAAATGATGGAGATAGTTCTAAGTCAGCTACTGCTTCTAAGAGTATAGTAAACAGTAAAACTGTTAAATCTACTTCTGGTGGTATTTATACATATGGTGATGTAATAGCTGGTACAGTAACAAATGGTATTATTCCTGCAAGTGGTGGTTCTGCTACTGCAACTGCCGGAAATGGTAGTCAAACTTGGAATAAATCTGCTACAATTACTACTTATCAATATACATCTGGTTCTACAAAAGATGTTACAACTGAAAATGCTTCAAGTGGAACAAATAATGTTTCACCAAATATTGCTTCTATTGAAGCTACTGCATCTTCAAAAGGAACCACTGTTTCTTCTCAAACTACTGTAAAGAGTCAAGTTGTTACTTGGTCGGCTAATGGCAAATCTGCAAGTGGAACAATGTATATTTATCAAGCTGCCAACGCAATAGATTCTTATAATTATGGTAATTGGAATATTGCTATTTCAGCAAATCCTACTTCTATTCCAGCAACCGGTGGTACTTCTACTATTACAGCAAGTTGTTCTCGTTCTAAAATTCCTGTTTATACATCAGGTAGTACTGGAACAGCTACTACTGAAAGTGCAACTCCTACATTAGCTTTAACAACTAATCCGGGAGGTTTTACATTAAGTGGTAATAAATTAACAGCAGCTAATAATCCTATTGGTGCAAAAACTGCTACTGTAACTGCAAGTTATTCTGGTGCTACTTCAAAGTCTGTAAGTGTGTCACAAGCAGCTGGGCCTGATGGTATTGGATATATGCAGATACAAGGTGATGGAACAAGTCATCCTATTTTTAGAGTAGGCGGTAACACAAGAAGTGTTGAACCTATGTCTATTAATGAAACCTCTGAAACTGCATCTGATGAAGATGTTAGTATATTTGCAAGTATTAAGAAATTTCTAACTAAATTTGTTTAAATTATGGCTAAAATAAATAAAGCAGCTCTCAAAGCATATTTTCAAACTGGGAAAATTCCTACACAAGCTGATTTTGAAAATTTGATAAGTAAGATTCCAAACACTGATTTAACATGGGGGGGATAATACAGTATCATTTGTAAATCCGAGTTACCCTTATGTTACTGGTTATAGATTTGTAACTATTGATGATAATTATACCTATTTATTTTTAGGTGTTTATGATGCAAGTAATGGTGTAATTATACCTTTTTTAATTATTCAATGTGATCAAGGCAGACCCCTCGATGGTAATGCTGCTATCAGTTGGGCTTTTCTTACAGATGAACAATTAGTTCATATGTATAATGAAATTGGTAATTTGCATGACCCTGATGATAATACACTTGTTAATGCTATTCCTTCTGATATTCAATGGAATAGAATGAATTCAAATCCTACTGTACGAGTTATTTGTACAAAAAGACAAGAATCTGATATAACATTTCAATGTTTTCCTGCTAAATATGGTAAGAAATTTTATGTAGGATATGTTATTAAAGAAGAACATTCTTATAATGCTGATTCTTATTGGAGGGGTGTTATTAAATCTGGTATAGCTTACAATGATATTGCTTGGGATAAGTCTGATGAAGAATTAGCAAGTGTATTAAATGGCTCTACAAGATTTACTTATACTAAAATATAAAATTAATAATCTGATTGTTTGATTGATAATAAGATTATTAATTCATTTAATGTTTAATAGATTACAAATCATATTAATATTAAACTAAATCTTATTATGCAATTAAATTATGGCAACTAAAAGTCAGCTTAAACAATATTTTGAAACAGGTAAAATACCTACACAAGCTCAATTCGGTAATCTTATAGATTCTATATTTAATATTATTGGTTCACCTGATGGTAGTTTGAATATAAATGGTGATGAAAATAACATTAAACTTTCTATAAAGAATTATAGAAGTTTACATGGTGTATATATGTCTCAATTATCTGTTAGTCTTCATTTATTTTTTAATAATGATATTAAAAATGGTACAAAACCAGTTCCAGTATTTATCATATTTAGTACTGTAAATAATTTAATTAATTCTGCAAATGCTAATATTAAGTATGCTGTTCCGAATGTCACCTTACTTAAAAGTATGACAGATGATAATTTGGATTATCTCACTGCAAGTTTGGATGTTATCATTCGAAGATTTACTGCTCTTAAGATTTCATATTATGATTTAGTACCTAAAGAAGAAGAAGTAAAGAAACCTTCCATTGTAACAATTATGTATACTGATGTTGATTATACCAGTTATGTATATAATTGCATTATGGGTATGGGAGATATTAATTCTATAGTACCAATTTGTATTCATAGTCTTATTAAACTAAGGGATGTTGAAGATAATTGTTATTTTGGTGCTATGTCTATTTTACAAAGAACTGTTTATAATAATATGACAGTAGAATCTGAATGGCAAAAGATAATGGAATTACAAGGTTATGAAGATGGTTTAGTTATTGATGATAGCGGAGTTGCTGAAAATTTTATGAATACTGTACATGTTAAGTGTTATAAACAAATTCAAGTAAAATAAAATCATGATTAAAGTCTATTGTAAATTCCTACCGTTCAAAGGGTATTTATGTATGACGATATTATGGTGGTTAATCATACGAACTGAACAAAAAGATAAAATTACTGAAACTGTTGAACGACATGAAACCGTTCATAGTTATCAACAAATTACTCTTTTTATTACAAGTTTGTTGGTTAGTATTATATTAAGTCTTACTACAAATTATTCTTGGTGGGGATTACTTGCTACTCCTGCAATTCCTTTATTAACTTATGTTTATAGTTGGATAATTGAAATTATATTGCCTCCTTATAATCGAGCTTATAAAGATATTTGTTTTGAAGGTGAAGCAAGAAGTTTAGAATCTGATAAAGATTTTAGAAAGAAATTGTTTCCTTTTAGTTTCTTAAAATATATTCCAAATAAGAAATATGGTGGTCGATGAAATTGATGAATGGTAAATGGAACAACTCGTAGGACATTTTGTTGAGTTATTTAGTACTCATTTCGATTTATCATTTATGCTTTGTGTGAATGTTTTAACATACATACTTATTAAAGCAATAGATGATATTAATGGTGATAAATCTGTTGGTACATGGACTAAACGACTGGTTATGTTGATTAGTTGTTTTGCTATTGCCGCAGGATATATAGCAGGTGGATATGAAAATACTACAATTCTTATTAATTCTGCTATTCTTGCACCAGTTGCTTGGAGTTGGATATTCAAACCAATTCTAAAAAAGATTGGTGTTGATTATAAACAAAATCATTAATTAATTAAGATGATTACTACTATGGCATGTGGTGGAAAGAAAGGTGGTAAAAAGACCACTGGTAAGAAAGTAAAGAAATAAATTGTTAGTAATATAACAATTTATATTGTTAAAGATTGAATTGAAATGGTGAGAGGTGTTACTAATGTAGCACCTCTTTTTTATAGTGAATCTGGTGGGAAATCGACTATTTTAACGTATATTTGTTAGTAGCCCAATATAATATACCTATTAATATTAATCCTCTTATACGCCTATCTATGTTCGATTATACAGCTATTATAGTAGCTATAATAACATCCATAAGTACGATTGCTGGTATTTATTTAAAAGAATGGTTATTCCCTAAACGTAGAGAACAAAAACTTACTATTGAAAAAAGTAATTGTTATATAGAACTTGATAAGATATGTGCTTCTATTCGAGATACTATTCACGCTAATGCTGTTTATATTGCTTATTTTCATAATGGTGGTCATTTCATTAATGGTGTAGAAATGGATAAATACACTGTTGTTGGTGAAGATTATGATTGTTGTATAGTATCTTATAAGAAATCTTTTAAGGATATTCTTGTTAATAATTTTCCTTATTTATTTCATAATCTTCTTGTTAGAAATCGTCATTATTGTAATGATGTTAGTAAATATAAGTTTCAAGACAGATGTTATAAAGATGAACTTGAAAGTAGAGGTATGAAGTCTGCTTATACTTTTCTTATTAAAGACCCTATTAAAGAAACACCTATTGGTTTTATTTCTCTTGAATATAATATCGTAGAAGGATTTAATCCTGATGATGAAAAATATATTTGGAAAAACCAAAATACTATTGCTAATCTTTTGAATCTAAATAAGTAAGATATGGGAACACTTAATCAATATGCAGCTCGTATTGCAAACATGGTTAATCAACCTAATAATCACGAACTTAAAGAACGTGTTAAGGATATGATTAAAACTATGTTTGCAAATCGTATCCGACAAAGCGTTGAGAAAAATGGAATAGATGATATTCTTAAACTTACCTTTATTGCTCCTATTGAAGAGTTGAAATATAGTGATATTCTTCCTACTGAATATCGAGTTGCTAATAAAATTAGATTGTTAGGAACAAAGTACAAAGTTCCTACACCAGTGCGCATACAAAGTGATGCGCCTTTTGCGTTTGTAGGTGATACTGTTGGTAATGGATATATGTATGAGAGTTCTATTACATCTCTTAAACTACGTCAAAGTGGGCGTCCAACCTGCTCTCCCACCGGGTATCCACGAGCTTATATTATATTAAACGGTCATATAATTATTGCTGAAAAAGTTGGTACAAAAAATATTGATGATAGACGACCAATTAATGAAGTAATGATTACAGGTATATTTGAAAATCCTGATGAAGTTCTTTCGTTCTTTAAGAATGAAGATGGTCAAGATATTGAATTACCTTTACCTAATGATATGCTTGAAGGTATAATTCAAGAAATACTTAAAACTGAATTTGGTATTTATCCTCAAGATTTGGATATTAAAACAAATAATAATAATCCTACTATTGCTCAACGTGGTAATGGTCAAGATTAACCTCATGTTTCTATCATTATGGTTGATAATGAATATTATTGGAGAGATTTCGTTAAAGAAGTTCAAATACAACTTAATTCTTTAATTAAACAATTACATCTTGCTTATGAACGACGCAACGATTGTATTTATAATATCAAAGATAATCTTGCTAAATATCAAGAAGCCGGTGTTGATGTTTCAGTAGTATTCGATATTGATAATCGTAGTAAGATTTATTTTAATAAGAAACAAGATGCTCTACTTGGTACTAAACTAATGAGTTATATTCGTAGTTATAATTACTTAGTTTATGAACGTCTTGATAAACTTGATGATGATATAGAAACTCTTGCTGCTCTTAAAGAATTACCTTCTGAAATGTATACTTATATGCAAGATGAAGTTAATAATGAGATAGCTAATTTATTATGTAAAGGTAACAATTATTCTTTTGGTAGTTCCGTAGGTTACGTTTATGTTTACTATAAAAAAACAATGCCAGGAGATGTATGTAGTGTTGTCGATTGGGGTGCTACAAAAGACTTAAAAAAGAAATTATTAGAACAAGGTATTAATATACGAACTGCTGATAATCCAAATGGTATTCCTTATTTCATATATTATGATTATGACTGGTGTATAAAAGCTGTATATCATAAAGTCAAAGGTCGAATACCGCAAAGTGTCTATTATAAATTCAAATTTGGTCACACAAGTAGTGCTTATGAAAATGGTGAAAAAACTATTGACAGAACACCTTTTGCAATGAAAGGTAAAACTGTTGATGAAATTGCAACAAATCGAAGACTTAATTGTTTCAATAAAATTCTTGCAATTTGTTTTAATCATCCTGACGAAGCTATTAAACTATATCGAAATAATCTTTCTAAACAAAATAATGCTTTATGATTGATAATAATATATTCATTAGTAGTGCTACATTAATTCCAGATATGTATAACGATTATAATATACAAAGTGATGACTTTGTAAGTCGTTTTCCTATTTGGGTTGCAAATGCTTTGGAAGAACTTAAATTTATTCAGGCTTATGCTAATGTAGAAAAAGATATTGAATTTGATGACCACCGTTGTCAATTACCGTGGAATTTCCGTGGTGTAATTGATGTCATTATAAATAATAAAAAAGCTGTTCTTAAAAATTCAGCTGAGTTTAACAAAGATACTATTACTGAAAAGGTAACAACTGTTCCGACATATACTCCTTATCCCGGTATTCCAAATGCAGACATAACAAGTCCCGGTGATAAAAACGATAGTTTTAATCATGCTCCTGTTGATAAAGAGCAACCTTATTATTATATTAGTAATAACTGGATTCATACTAACGTTGATTATGGAACTATTCATTTAAGATATAGAGCTTTACCTGTTGTTTATGATAGTATTATAAATATGGATGTTCCTCTTATTTATAATAATGGCCCTCTTAAAAAATATCTTAAACTTTATGTTCTCAAACAAATGTTATTAAGAGGTTATAAACATCCGGTTGTGAGTCTTACAGCAAACAATCCTTATACAAATCCTGCGATAGAACTCGATAGAATGAGAATACAAGTTCGAGTTTCTTGTAACAAATTTAGTAACGACCGTCGAGAGAATATTGCTACTATTCTTCGTACATTAGAATAATAGAAACTATGAAAGTTTTAGGTCTTGATTTAGATAATTCACCTCATATTGCACAAGATAAATCTTTGCGGTATGCTAAAAATATAACTATTGATAATAAAGGTCAAAGTTATTTTAATGAAAGAGGATTTGATTTCATAGGTGAATTAGATGATATTCTTGAAAATCATCCGACAAATCAACATATCATTCCTTATATTTATAGTGATGCCGATAATCACAAATATAATATTATAGGTACAATTCCAACTAATGTTGGTGTTGTACTTTTTTGCGTTGTAGAACATTGGAATAATGCAGATAAATCTGATTTACAAACTAACGACGCTATTATATATCTTAATCTTGATGATAATAACCCAACTGTAAAACGTTGTTTGTATAGTACATCGGGTGCATTTGGATTCAGTATTGATAGACCAATTCATGGAGATTATATATATAATTATAAAGAAAATTTAATTGTTACATTTACTGAGGGAACTGATGAATCAGCAAATGAAACAAGAATTATTAATTTAACTGACCCGTTTTATGATGGTAACAATGGAGATGATACTGCGATAGGATATGACATCACTGTTGATGAAGTTGATTCGTTTAATCTTATTCCAAATGTTACTTATCCTGAACTTCAATTAGAAGTTAAAGACGGTGGTAATCTTAAAACTGGTGCTTATCAAATAGCAATTAAATATCGTCTTGATGATGGTACTTATACAAACTATTCTCCTTTGAGTACATCACTTATTGTTTGTGGTAATTACGAAGAAGATTATGCATTAGGTATCGAAATCAATAAAAATATTACTATTAGTTTTAGAAATAGTGGTATTAAATATAAACATTGTAGATTTGCTATTGTTTATATTACTGACGAAGCTCAATTATCATATGAAACTGATGACATTTCAATCAGTGGTGTAAGTACTACTCATATTGTAAGTGATGTTTCATATTTATCTACTATAAGTCTTGATGATATTTTTATTAAAAATATATCATATATTCGAGATAATACTCTTGTTAATTTCAATAATAGACTTATTCGAGGTAATGTAAAAACTCTTGATTATAGCAAACTTGATAGTGAACTTAAAGAATTTACAGAGAACAATCTTGATGTTCAATTAAGTTGGAATCCGAGTTCTTCTTATATTAATAGTACTCGACGTTATTTCAAGAGTGGTGAAGTTTATGTTCTTTACGCTGGATATTATGATTATAAAGGTGACCTTGTAAATATACATCATATTCCTTGGAAAGCTAATAATTATGATATTGAAGCTTATCCCGTAGGTTCTACTAATCAAAATGCTCATAAAATTCCTTATAAATCTGAAAATATTAGTAAGATTATAAGTCCGAGTTGGAAGAGTTTACCCGATATTGATGATGCTGAACAAGTAGATGAAATTGCTAAAACTGGTGTTGGCAGTGAAAATCCTACAATAGCTCGTAATCGTTATTTTAGTTTATACGGAGTTTCGACTGGACACGCAACAGTTAAAGCGAAAGGTCGTTCTTTAACAAAAGGTAAACTTAAATTACCAAGTCTTTCGTTACCTTATACAACTGAAGATTCTGAAGGTGGAGTTAATCCTTCTGATTATCAAGTTGTAGTATTGGAGATAACAAGTGAAAGTACATCGAGCCAGTTAATTGGTGTTGAATGTAGTCCTACATTTGCTGGAGATAGTTTAATACCTGCTGGTATAAATTTAACTACAAAAGTTTATGATGCTACATCAGTAGTTAAACAGATTGATTCAGAAGAATCTGAAGTTGAAACTGGATACTATGAAATTTCTGAATCTAATCTTTTAGCATCAGATAGTAAATCTGTATTTATTGGTAATACTATTAATACAAAAACTAATTTCGTAATTAATCTTGATGCAAAAGAAACTAAATATATTTTAATTGAAGCTCGATTAGGATATAAAGTTGATGGAACAACTGCTCCGACATTTAATTGGTTAACCCAATTATATTCTACTTCTTCTGAATGGAATCCTACTTATACATTAAGTCCTAATATTAATATTAAAGCTAATCTTGCTGGTAAAACAGACTTAATGAATAAATATATTAGTTCAATAGTTTATTTCTTTGTTGAACA